CGAGGTTTGTATTTCGAGATCCCCGTTAGGTAATCCTTTACCCCCTCATATGAGATTGATTCCGTCTCTTGGTATGGGAGACCATAAAACTTGGAGTTCTCAAATTCGTATTCGTAATTATATCTCTTACAAAATGACGTGATTTTATCTAACAGACCAACATATATCTCTTGCTTCTGCAAATTAAATAATCTTATCTTACCATCCCAGTACTTACTACGGTACTGTGGCATAAATTTAGCACCTGGCACATCAAAAGTGAACTCATCCTGCAACTCATGTTGTATGTGAGGATCACAATCAATCTTCAAGAAGACTTCATTCTTCTTTTTTATAATCAGATCAGCCATAACCAGCGTTGAAACGTCTCCATTCGATAGCGTTCTTTATCTGGTAAGTTCTATTGGAGATTTGTCTTAGTATTTCTTCGATATACTTCAACATAGTGTCATAGTACTCGATCTTTAGTTTGGTCTTCCTGAGTTTCTCGTCTGCTTCAAGATATAACTTGAGGTCATCCTTATCTCTGACCTTGTAAGGGAATGGTTCTGCTTCATATACAGATGCAGTTGCCTTACCTGTGTAATACTTTCTCCGATCTAGTAGAACATTACAATGTGTCTGCTCTTCACGCTTTCGCATGAGCAGTATCGTATTATATAGCTCATAATAAGTAGCGTGTAACTGGGGAATCTTGAGTGACTCACTATCCAGTTCATCATTATTAATTTTTGCGTCTTTCTCCCACATGTCTTGAATCATCTCAAGACTTAGAGTGCTAGACCTTCGCTCCATTGACATCAATCACATCAAAAATAGTATATTTAAAGGTAACTTGAGCAGTGAAATATCTTTGTTCTGTCTCTGTGGCACTGAATGGTACACCAGACAATGCTACGGGAAATAAATCTTTGAATTTGACAGTGATACTAGGGTTATAGTTACTGTCTAAGACTATCAAAGTTCCATCAGACCTCTCTACAAACTGATCTTTCTCAGCAGCATCAGGATAAAACCTGTCTACTTTCTTTAGATCTTCGTACTGTTGTAGAGACTCAGGGAATCCTAGTCCAGTAATCCAATCATATATCTGCAAGTAATTCTCGCAGTTTTCATCTACCATAAAACTAAGCGTCAAGTCTTCGTAAGATAACTCTGTGCCTGGTACTGGTATTTGTCTAAGGTACGATGCCTGAACTGTGGTACCAAGAGTAACTGTTGGTATGTTAGCTTCGTTACAAAAGAAACTAACCTTAGGAGCACGATTCAGCACAAACTTAAACCCAACAATAGAAAGAAAATTCTTATTGGTTGGTTCATTTATTTTGAATGGTGGTGTTGCACCTCTAACTCTAGTGTCCGCCAAGATCATTTATACAGCATACACTGTATTTAGTCCTTCAGTAAAGCTAGTTTTGCAGTCTCTATCTCATCACTCTCATCTGGGTTAGTTTGATGTGTGACTTCTCTTAGTGTCTTTAGATATTCTAAGACATGTTCTCTGATCTCCATCAGTTCATTGAAGCAACCCTGATTGTGAGCACATCCTCTAAGGTGATGGTCGGGTGCTAAGACTGACTCTGTGAATAAAGCAAGTGCTCTATCGTATTTTATTTCGGGAGACTCATCTCCAACAGATCCTTGGTCTTTCATTGCAATTTTATCTCTATTACTAATTTAGCATAAAAAAAGACCCCCTGCAAAAGGAGGTCTTTGAAGTATATAAGCAACTCGCTTACATAAGGTTTGTAACTTTAACACGTCTGTAGTATCTGTTACTGTTACCAGTAATTCTACCAAGACCTTGTGTAGTACCTTCAGCAAATGGGTTAGCAACCATTCCGTATCTGGTTTTGAAACCAATTTTTGGTTGGAATGTATCCTGACCAACCGCACGAACCATCTGTAGAGGAACGTAAGGGCAGTAGAATAATCCTGCGTCATAAGGGTTAGAACCCTTGTAACCCATAACATAGTACTGATCAGCACTTAGGTTTGCAGCGAATGGATCGATGTAAACTTTGTATCTACCGTTCAATGTACCAGCAAATGTGTTACCAGTATCATCAACGCTCATGTTAGATGAAAGTGCAGGTGTGTAGTCTAGTTGACCAGCAGCTGTTAGAGAGGAAGCAACATCAGCAGAGCAAAGGATGATGTTACCCTTCCCGCGACGAGTTTCCTGTGCGATTGCGTTAGCATCTCTTTCAAGTTGGAAGATCATACCTTTGAACTTCTCAACCATCCATCTTCCGTTACTGTCTGTGTCTAAGTCAAATACACCAGTTGTTGCTGTATTGATTTGAGCACCAGGTCTTGCTGCCTTGTAGATTGTACGGATGATCTCTCTATTGATCTCAGCGAGGATCTCAGTAGAAAGGATGTTTGCTAACTCAGCCTCTGCATCCAATCCATGGATCGCCTTGAGGTCTTGTGCTAGTTCTAAACTGTACTCAGCTTTGAGGGCTCTTGACTTCGCAGTCACAGATACCTTCTCGATGCTGAATGCCATCTCTCTGAAGTCGTTGTTAGCACCGTCGCCTAATGCTTCAGAGTTTTGTGTTGAGAAACCTTGTCCAACGTTGTATGCATTCTCAGCACCACCATTCAAGATAGATGGGTTTGTACCATTTGTGCTTGGTGTAGTACCTTGTGCAGTTGTACCGAAACCAACGTCTGATCCTCCGTCTGTTGCTCCTGTGTAATCACCCTGAGTGAATGATGCATCAGAATCTTGAGCAGAGAATGCAGAATCTGGTTCGTTGAAGAATGCTTCTGTACCGTTCTGGTTGTCGTACTTAGATCTCATCGCAAAGATAAGTCCAGTAGGACCATTCATTGGTTGGACGCCAGCTAAGTCATATGCCACCAAGTTAGGCATAGATCTCCTGATTAGAGATATTAGAACTGGGTCGAAACCAGCAACAGGACCGCCAACAGCAGCACTACCAGAGAAACCTGGGTTACCTGTTGATGATGGGTCTGTGTTTACTGTAGGAGGTGCTTCTGATAAGAATGCTCTCTCCTCTCTTAAAAATCTTTCTTGGTTTTCTAGAAGTTGTGCGGTAACTGCTCTTCTGTGGTTGTCTTGGATTTTATCTAATCCTTCAGCCTCTAAGAGTGGTTGCCACTTCTTCTGGAGTTGTCCAGAATTAAACATTTGGCTTTACCTTTAGGTGTAATTTAAAAATTGACTATTGGAACTTTGTCAACGCTGATAAGTATGCGTTCATTGCTGATCCATGATCCTCAGGAATCGCATCCTCAGGGTTGGTCTCAGAGTTTTCTACAATTGGTTTCGCATTGAAATACGACTCCTTGAGTGTAGATAGTTTTTCTCTGTACTGTTCTTCACTTTCAAACTCAACACCTTTAGATAGTTCGGAGAGTTTATCCTTTTGAGATAACGCCAAACCTTCACTTACTTCATCAAGGATGTTGTCTGATACAGACACTGAGAGACGTTTTGTCAATTCGACATTGCTCTCAATCTGTTCGTTGAGTTTTGTTTCCATTTCATCTAACTTAGAAGTCATTGCTTCTAAGACATCATATTTGTCTTCAGGGATTTCAACATAATGTTCTTCAAAGAGGGTCTTAAGACCACTCATAAAGGACTCAGAGAGTTCCCCTCTGATTCCAGTTTCTACAGCGAGTGCATTCTCATTGATCCACTCATTAGCGACGTACTCTAAGTAAGAGTCAACACGCTCTGTAAGTTCTGCTTTGTGAGAAGCAATCTCCTCATCAAATGCTTTTGTGAACTGCTCTTCGAGTTGGTTAGCAACTTGCTCAACCTTGCTCTTTACAGCAGCCTCAAAAATTGTAGCAGTTTTTTCTTGGAACTCATCAGAAAGTTCTTCACCTTCTAAGAGTGCAGCAACGTCATCCGCAACGTCAATTACGATTTCTTTTGCTACTTCTTCCTGTTCTTCATTTTCTACGACGGGAGTTTCCTCTACTGGTTGCTCCGCTACAACTGTTTCTTCTTCTTTCTCAGCTTCTTCGTTAGCACCATTACCATATCCTGTGCTCTTTATAGCAGCAGGTCCGGGTAATTGCACCTTAGAAGGGTTACCCTTGAAATGAGGGTCTCCACTCTGAGCAAAAGTAGCAGTAGCAGTCTTCAACTTATGAGAATCATCAGTTGGTCTACCGTTTGTAGGAGTAGGTCCTCCTAAATCTTCTATCGCCTTGTTGTCAGGCACATAGTTTGGAGCTTTAGGCATAGGGTCTGCTTTCTTTGCGCCCTTAGTAACCTGGTTCTCCATTTCATGTAGTTGTTTTTTCGCAGCCATTGGTTAACTTTCCGTTTCGTATGTATGAATACTGTTATTATTTATAGAATTATAGTTCTGACAAGAAGTTAGCGAATAATCTGAGCTTATTTGCCTCCAATATTTTGTCATCTACAAGAGTGTTGATCTCTCTCTTTGCGCCCTCGCATGCCTTTTCACGTAACATGCCACCTTCCCAAACCCATTCCTTTCCTTCCATGATACCATCGACAAAAGCGTCTGGTGCACTGGGATCTGCCACTATATCAGCAGCAGTTGCGAGCATAAAATCTTCTCCAACATAGTTTACACCGTCTCTTGAGATTATAGATCCCATTCCTCTAGATGAAACTCCTAACTTCACTCCCTCACCAATGAGAGAAGAAGCGATCTTACCCATAGGTGTTGACAATATTTGTGCCTTACCTACAAAGTTATTTCCTTCTTGTTGTAAAGATACTATTTTGTGTGATACTCTATCAAGGTTGATTTGAGGACCATCTGGGTGACCTAATTCACCTAGAGCACGACCTGTAGTTACATGTGCCTCGTTATAACGCTTCACCTCATTGACCATAGTTTCCAATGGGTAGCATCTTTTATTACGATTGACTATTTCTGCTTGTAAAAAAGGTCCTTGAATATAGAGAGTTTTCTTACCGTTTTTTTCTTCGGTAATAACTTCTACTGATTCAATTTCTTCTGAGATTAGCTTCATCCTAGGTTTACCTCGTGTAAATGCATAGTACTTCCGTCTGATGTTTCAGGTGCCAGTCTAAAGATAACTGTCTTTGTCAACTCTGCTGTTCCTGTGAAATCAGCAAGTGATGATGTATTAGCATCAACAGTGAGTTTACAAGTATAACCGTTTACTCTATCTGGTATCTGAATAGCAGTGATTTCTTTGTGAGCAATCGTGCTATTGTAAGCACCTACGGAAGATCCAGTCATGGTAATATAATCACCAACTCTGAACTTTGTATCCTGTCTGTCCAGTGTAATTACACATGGATTTGCTTTCGAGACAGACATTGCCTTTGCGTGTGCAGGATGTCCGTAACGATATAAAAAGTCTCCACCTTTCTCTACGTGAAAAGATCCTACACCCGCTTGGGCGATGGTATTACATACAGAGATGTGTCCTGACTTTTTCTCGGAACTACAAGCAATGTATAAAATACCGCTTTTCACAGCCTTTGCACCAGAAGCAACTGTAGTAGCATCATTACTACTCAGTTCTCCATGATCAGAGACTAAATTTAATACCTGTGGCATTTTACTCCTCTTCTTGCGGTTCTGATTCAACAGCGTCAGTTGGTTCCTCAACTTCACCAAACTGAGAAGCAGCGACTGTAGGTGTTATTTGATCCACCTTCTCTGCACTCTTTTGATATAGCAAGGTTTTTATTGCATCATGAACTTCGGATGAAGAAGTCTCATCTGAAGACATCATGTTCAGCAATTCATTGGTGTCCATTATATTTTAAAGTAACGCTAACCCTATTTATATCTTAGCTTTCTTGATGTTTAATTCGGGTGCTTCTGTAGAACTTCCGTTGACCTCAGGGTCTTTACCGTTTTTACCCATATTTGTTTTCTGATTATTACCGATCTGTCCATTCTCTATCTGTCCTTGCATGATAGCATTCTGCGTTTCTAGCGGTACACCTACACCAGTTGCGTTCTCCTCTTCCATTTCTTCTGCCATTTCCTCTATCTCTTCGTCTGTCTGACGTAGTATCTTACGCTTCACATAGTCTCTTGAATAGTATGTGCCAATATAAGGTTCGATAGCAACCATAAGATTGAGTCTTTCGTTCATCAACTCAGTCTCTTTGAGTTCAGCAAAGTGATTATCATACAAGTAATCAAACTGTATGTGCTCTGCCATCTTTTCCCAATCCTCTGGTGTAACTATATTCTTGAGGATAAGTTGTGTCTTGAGTAGATCTAAGAACAGACGACTGAATCTCTTACGCAATCTACCTACAAACTTACTAAACATAAGTTCGTCTCTTAGAATTTCTGATGATCTACCTAGATTAAATCCACTGTCAGCACCTATTCTTGACTCAGGCACGTTGAGTGAGCGATATAATTTCTTCTGGAAGTATTCAATATCTGTTAGTTCACCTAAGTTCTGTCCACCAGGCAATGTAGATATTTCTGTTCCTCTACCACCTTCTCTCCTAGGTAACCAGAAATCCTCAAGCATTGATAGGAACTTCTTGTCATCTTTGATCTCACCAGTGTTAGCATCATATACTAACTTGTTTCTATATCTACTCATAACATCACGTAGATACTGCTCTGCCTTGACCTTAGGTAAGTTACCAACGTCAATATAAAATATTCTTCTCTCAGGTGCTCTAGACAGTCTGTAGATAACAAGGGAATCCTCAATCATACGCAACTGGTTTAGACCTTTGATTGCCTTATGTAAGTAAGACAGAGTAATTTTCTTATTTCTATCTACTAAACCAGAATGAACATGGCATATGGCATCCTTTGCAATTCTTACACCTTTACCAGCGACTGATCCATACTTCTGTGCTACACCTTGTGGATAGTATGTGTAGAACTCTGTTACTTTTACGTCTTTATTTACGGTCTCTGTACCGTTAGCATTATCAATTGTAGGGATAGCGATTGCACCCTTTTCTTTATCAGTAGGTTTTACTCTCATCAACTTGATTTTGAGAGCATCAATATATCTTAGTTCTTGTATCCCTTCGTCTGGTTTCTGTACGTCAATTACCTTATGATAGAATATCCTACCATCTACGTACCAGTTTCTAAAAATCTCGTGTGACTTCTTGTCAAATTCTAGTAAGTCCTTTACCTTCTTAAACTCTTGTCTTATAACTTTCTTGAGTGGTTGTCCTATGTTTAGGTTATCAAGGTCTATCTCTACAGGACTATCATTCATATCTGAAACGATTGCCTCATTCACCACATGCTCAATCGCTGTATCACACTCAGGGTGTAGAGACATGTCACGATATCTTTTTACAATATCAAACTCAGTCTTGAATACTCCCTCAATATCTACATATTGGCCATAAAATCCAGAAGATAGAAAATAATCAGCACCGTCCTCATTGTTAGGAGCGACAGGGCTGATTATACCTTTCTTCTTCTTATTTTCGTCTTCAATTGAGAAACCAAAAAGTTTGGCCATTACGATATTTCCTTATTCGATGTATTTATTATACCACAGAATCGGCATTATTGCCATCATAAGCAGTCCAGTACTGAACTTGAAGCGTTACTTGGAACTCTTCTACAGCATCTACCTGATCATAAGATAGTTCAACTGTGCTTACTGCACTTGGCCAGCAACCAACCATTTGGTAGCGTCTTAGTACAGGTAATGCAGCAGGGTTGTCCTTTCCTTTTACATTTAGATCTGTGTTAGCACGACCCAACTGGTTTACTACCCAATCAGTGTAGTACTCAGCAGGGTTTAGGGTTCCTGAACCGTCAGATACTTTGACGATGTAGTTTGCCCATCTCTCGAATGCTGTTCTTAGTTTGAAATCGTTATCGTTGATAACTGTGATTGTCCAAGGATCGAATCTACGATCTCCTGCAACCTTGAGTTGACGACCTCTGAAGGGAACAATGACTTCAGCGATGTTAGACGCTGGTAACTGTGCTCCTTTGATCATCATACGATGAGTAGTGTTCTCTATCTCCTCGTCGAATATACCTACACCTGAAGGGAAGTTTAGCTCAACCTCAAATAGATTAGGACGAGCACCACCACCAATGAGTCTTGATTTGAAAGAGTCGATTGATCTCTCGTTGTTAGGTATAGAAAAAATGTTTCTATCTAGTGCCATTGTTTGGTTCCTCTATTATACAGTTCCTACAACTTCACTGAAGGAAACTCCAGTACGTGTAGCAACAAAGGTCAAACCGATAAAGTTAATTGACCTTGCTGGTTTGACATAAATGTCAGCAATGAATTCATTGCGGTCAATAACGTCAGGTGTGTTATTGGTTTCATCACAAACAAGTAAGAAGTCTGTGATACCTCTCTTAGCTTGTACATCCCTTAGGAATGGTTCAACGATATTTACGAAGTTGCTTCGTGTCCCTGCATCGTTGAGTTCAAAGAGTTGTGCTTGTGCAGCGTTCTCGATTGCTTGCTCAATAGTGATGAACAATCTACGAACGTTGATTCTGTCAAACGCACTCTCGTAAGATAATGCAGTCTTGTCTCCGAATAGGATGATTCCTGCACCTGGTTTGTTAGTTATTGGGTTGACTCTATTTGAATAGAGTTGATCCCTTGCATCTAAACTAGGATTGAATGCTAGTTTGATAGCAAAATTGAGTCCACCTCTTGCCTGACCAGCAGGAGAGAACCAAGGGAAGTTGTCCCTATCTGTTCTTACACATAATCCTGCAACATCGTTTGATGTAGGCATGTAGACAAACTTCTTATTGAATCTATCGTAAACATACTGGTAACCAGCATCGAAGATTGCATAAGAAGATGATGTGAGTGGTGAGAAGAACTCAAGTACATTTTGTAATTGATCCGCAGCACTCGCCACGTTGACCAGAGATGATCTACATGGTGATATGAATGTGATGCAGTCCTTTCTACCTTCACATATCTGTATCAGTTTATTTGCTTTAGCTTGCTCTTCTTCTTTTGTTCTGTATGCACTACCTTGTAGTAAGAATCTGATGTCGCTATCTACTGGATCTGCAAACTTGTCGTATGCTGTGAGTAGATCACCTAGAGGTGCATTGAATACTCCAATACCAGTGTAGTCTAATCCTCCTCCTAGTTCGTAATTTACATTACCAACAGAGTTGAACTTGACGTTCTTAGCGTCTTGACCCCATGCTCCTGCACCAGATGTGACTGCTGTAGTTCCTGAACTGAATCCAGATGCTAGAGGTGCTGTTCCTCTAAACGCATCAGTTCCATTTACCAGTGATACACCAGCAAATAATAATCCAGAGTTTTCTGCAATGTAGTCTTTATAGTATATCGCTCTACCACCAGACTGTTCGCAATCCTTTGCCTTAGAAAGGTTTGCATGCTTCTCCATGACAGAACCTATCTCACCAGTTACCGCACCGTTTGCGTCAACAACGACAACATGTAATGCATCGTTGGCACCGTCTCTTGTAGATACGTAATTGTTTGTTCTAGGTTTGTTTAGTACTGCTCTCCATGGTAGTGTAACTAAATCAGTTCCACCATCAGCAACACTTGTTAGTATATTCTGTGTGCTGTACCAATCCTGAGTAGGATGAGTTGTACTTGATGATGCAACAGTACTACCACTAGAGTTCACAAAATTGAGTAGAGTTCCGTTCTTGAACTCAAACTGTGAGTTTTGTGTGTAAGACTGTAATGTTTCTGTACCGTCTATGACTGTACTTACAACTCTTACGTCCACGGTTGTTGCTGTCTTACCAGTAACAATACCTTTTAGTATTCCAGTTGCTGCTGTTACAGTACCAACACCGATTGTTTGACCAGTGAGGTGTTGTGTAACTCCCATACCAACTGTAACTGAACCAATGTTACCACCAGTAAATGTTGGTGTTATTATTTGGTCAACAGCGTTATCTATTACTGCAACTCTTAGTTCGTTCGCCCAAGATCCGGGATTCTTGGATGACCAATACCAGTTTAGATCGTCCGCATTGTTGTTATAGTAATCTTCTTTGCCTTCTACCAATAAAATAGATGAAGATGCATATCCAACTGCTGCGTTAGCGTTGTTTAAGTCACCGCCTTTACAACGAACAACGTCCAACTTACCACCATAGGATAAGTAATTGGATGCTGCCATGAAAGTCTCATAATGAAAATCGGTTGTACCAACACCTGGTAAACCGAAGACATCTACAAGCTCCTTCTCGTTGTTGATCCTAGTAATTTCGTTTACCGGTCCTTTTCTAAAAGGTCCAACAAAACCACCGACAACGTTGATACTAAAATCTACGCCACCACGAGTTAGGTCGACTTCTCTTATCGAAATTCCCGGAGATGCTAATCGAAGTGCCATTCTAACTTCTTTCTCCACATACAATGACTACTGATATTTATGAAAATGCGTCCTTACTAGCGATATTCCCACATATAGGCACGATCCCCGTACTCATCTGTCTTCCAAACTGTCCCATCTGACTCTACAGTTTCTCCTCCCATTTCATCAAAACCATCACATATAAAACCAAAGGGTGCCATGTCTTGTTCTATTGCGTTTTTCTGCTCATCGTATATTCGTTTTCTTACGTCAGAATCAGTCATCTCTTTAAAATAATCCTGTGCAACCAACCACGCAAAGATAACCAAACACATTGCTAGATCATCATTACAACCCTCTTCTGCCTCAAATGACTGTCTTTTTTGTATGAAGGTAGTCAACTCACTTATAATATTATAATCACAGAATGTAAGTTTATCTTCTTCTATCAGTGTCTTCAGGTTAGAACAACCTAACTTCTTAGTTACCTGACTCATCTTGACACCCAACTGTGTCTTCACACCAGAGAATCCTGATCCAACTATCTGTCCTGCACGTCCCCTCATAGCAACCATGAGCAAATTCTCATATTCAAGATCATAGAATAGTATAGATGCTACTTGATCACCAATATCATTTACCTCACATAGGATATACGCATTGTTATATCCCTTCGCCACATCTGCAATTACAGAAGGGAAAAGCATAGGTTTGATTTCATTGTCTCTATATGTGGCAACCACCTTGTATGGGAACTCTGTAATATCAGCAACTATAAAAGCACTATAGTCTTTACCAACTCCTCTTGCTACGTCAACTGTTACAATATAATCTCTTTTTGGATATGGTCTCTCATATACAAGTAGTTTACCATTCTGCTCTATTGGTTGTTCGTATACCAATGCTTTGAGTTTCGCTGCATTTATAAGAGTGTCAACAGATCCTAAGAACTCACACTCAAACTCAATAGCAAACTGTTGCTTACTGGTATTCTTTATAGTTTGTTCTTTCCATTTCTTATCTCTACCTGGCACCTCAGACCAGTGCACCTCTGTTGCAACATACTCGTTCTGCCCACGCTCTGCATCATGCCACATTCGATAGAAGTGATTCATACCATGTGGAGTGGATACTATTATAACCTTCGTAGATTTACCAGAAGATATAGTAGGATACACAGACGCAAAGAAGTCATCTGCCAGATGGTTTTGAACGAAAGCAAATTCGTCCAAGAATATAATGTTGAATGACATACCTCGAACAGCAGATGCAGATGTAGATGCTGCAATGATCTTAGAACCATTTTCCAGTTCCATAGATCCTTTGTTCCAAGCGATGATACCCTGCTGCATCCACTTAGGTAGGTTCTCATATGCTAGTTGTAATCTACCAAGCAAGTCTCTTGCAGTTGCTGCTTTGTTAGCGAGAATACCAATGTTTACCTGATCATTGAAGATCGCATAGTGCAGTAGATATGAAACCACAGTCGTAGACTTACCAGTCTGACGTGGCATCTTACATATATTAAAACGGTTCTTATGGAATCTACTTAGTAATTTTCTTTGAAACTTGTACATAGTAAATGGTACAAGTCCCTCGTCAACGTTGACGATTTGAATGTATTTCTCTGTAAAATATATTGGATCATCCTTACATCGAATAAATTCAACAATTTGTTCTTCAGTAAATTGCTGCTTGGTATTCGCTTTTTTTAGATTAGGATTACCAAGATATATGTCACTTGCTTGTGGCATCAGTCTATCATATGATCAGTAGTTCTTTGTATGTATGACTCCCATCCTTTGTCTTTAGGATCAAACGCTTTAGATGCACCACCTACAGCTTGTACAACTTTACCCGCAATTTGTGCAGTTTTTACTGCTGCCTTGACATAAGGACCTGCTTTCTTCAACATTTTACCTATACCTTTTCCTTTAGGTTTGGCAGCTGGTTTGTTAGTTTTTGGTTTGCCAGGTTCTGCCTTGTTAGTATTGCTCTTCTCTATTGCTCCATTTTTGGACTTGACTATCTCACCCTTATCCTTTACTGTATCTGCTTTTACATCTACAGTCTGATCCTTTGCTTCAGGTTCTGGTTTTGATTTTGGTTCTGGTTTTGATTTTGTTATTTCGCTAGACTTAGGTTCTGCCTTTACTATTTCACTATTTGATGCTGGTGTTATAGAGGAATTTTGAGATTTTACAATAGGACCACCCTTCTTACGTGGTCTTCCACCACCCTTTTTTGTTTCTACATTATTCTTGTCAGCATCATACTTTTCTTTATTGAATGACCCATCATCATTTTTATACTTAGGATTCTTTATATTTCTTCTGACTTGCTCATCAAGATTTTCATAATCAAAACTCATAGTCAGAGTATCTCTCATCTTTTTGAAAGTATCTGTAGTCATTCCTCCACTTTTTTTCCCGCCACCAGAAGACTTTAATCCTTTTGGAAGACCAAATTTGTTTCTATCACTTTTTACGTAGGTGTCGCCCATAGCACTCTCTATCTTCTTTCTTATTTATGGAGTCCTATCTATATCTAAAGAACTTAGATCTACACTAGGAGGTTTAGTTTTTGGTACAGGTGCACCCGCTAATCCTTTCTTAATCATTTTTTGTAGGTCAGCAGTGCTACCAACAAACAAAGAGTTGTTTGTGACTTGTGTGGGTTTATCTTCCTTCTCCAAGTCCTTCATCTTTCTTTGTAGGTCTATAATCTTATCAGTTACATCTCCTACTGCTTTGACAAGTTGTCCTGCAACTTCATATGCACGTGGATGTTGAGTATCTTGACACACATCAAGGATACCATTCATTGCTTCTTGTCCCTTCTCTACAATATTGTATAACTGTGCACGAGAATATTCAAAGTCATCTCTAGGTGTATTATCAACCTTCTGTACCTTCTTAGATTGTTTGACTACATCAGTTGCTTTGACTTCTAATGCTTCATCTATAGGACTAAATGTGGTTGTTTGTTTATCTAAAGGATCATAATCTTTTGTCATGCGTCATTACCTAATGCGGGACTATACTCTCGACCATCAGCGTCGAAGAATGATCTAGTCTCACTGAACCCGAAGGTGTCACCCATCTCAATAAGGTCAGAATCGACTGCGTTAACAAGATTTATAATATCACCTTTTATATGTTCTGTAATCTTAGAACCAAACTGACCACGAGCAACCACTAAGTTGTTCAAATCTTTCTCCTTGATACGCATAACTTCATTACCAATTTCTATGAAACCACCAGTAGAGAATGATACACCAGATGTAACTTTGATAAGAGTTTTCTTCGTATCTATAGACTCTGTAAGTTTGTCAGTTTCATCATCGTTATAATCTTTAGTTGCTTGAGGTGTGACAACGTATCTTTGTTCTCTTGGTGCTCGTATAGCAGTAGAGTAATCGATTTGAACCTTCTTGATAATACCGTTCTCGTCTGTTGGAACCTCTTGATAGAAATATGTTTTAGAAACAAAGTCAAGATCATATTGTATAAACCTACGAGTAGAGTAGTCACCCTCATACTCATCAGTAAATGTAGTAGACATCAAAGTAAATGGTATATCTCTTTTCTCCTCCACACCTTCCAGCATGTTGATTGTTACGTTATATGATGGTTGGAAGAATGGTAATATCTGTTCTATAATTTGCAGAGCATCATCTTGTTGTTTGGTAGCAAAACTAAGTCTAAATCCAATATCATATGGCACTGGTAAGAACATCTTTTTGATTTTTATCTTGTCATTAGGAGACTTCATAGTAAATTTTTGCACAGGAGATGCCTTTCTTGTAGGATCATAAGTGTAAGAAGTCAACTCAAATGATAGTCTTGGTAGTGTGATTGCTACGTTATCATCAAAATTTGATTGTTGTTCTATCCTCGCAAGAAACCTTTGTATAGGACCATATGCTATGGGCACCTTAATCTGACTTATAGACTTACCATCACTCGCAAACTTTTTGATCTTTATATTATTAAATAAAGTTCCAAAAGCAATTACGGTCTTTCTAACTGTCTCGTTGTAAAAATAATTGCCTATCATTATACTTCACCAAATGGGTTCTTCTCTGTAAAGTTTAGGATGTCGTCTGCTTCAACTTGGATGTCATCACCACTGTTGTATGCATCATTATCATCGTAATTAATACTATGTAGTCTGTATGCAGAACCTTCATTGTCAACAATAAGTTCGCCAACATTGAAGTCACCAGCAAGATTCCTTGCAGTAAGAGTGAGAGAAGGAGCATGCCATGATGTAACAAATGCAGTTGTAAGTGAGGACTGACCAGTAATAATTTCACCAAAGGAGAATGTGCCAACACCTATAGTTCCAGCAGCAGAAACAGTTATATCTGGAACAGTTGCATAACCTGAACCAGCGTTTGTAATACGCACAGCACCAATTCCACCAGTATCATTCAATACAGCAACAGCAGTTGCAGTTGTACCTGCACCAGGTGGACTGTCAAACGTAAGTGTTGGAGGAACAGTATACTTAGTACCAACATTGGTTATGGTAACAACACCCACAGAACCAGTCGTAGATATGGCAACTCTTGCGGATGCTCCACTACCTTTACCATCATCAGGTAAGAACTGAATTGTGGGTGGTGATGTGTATCCAGCACCAGGATTTGTTATGAATACATCTTGTACCCTTCTACTGTCAGTGAGTCCTATAGCAGTTGAAATAGCAATAGCAGTTGCAGTGATACCAGTAGATACTACAGGAGCACTGATCCTGATACGTGGATCAGCAGTATAGTTTGTGCCTCCGTTTAGGAGGTCGATCCTGCCAATACCTCCATTCACAACTGTTGTTATCATGCTCGCAGTGCTACCTACAGCAACTAACTTCAATGTTGCGTCATATCCAGCAGTTGCCATGTCATCATCTATTGCAGCAATACCAGTGTCGATAACCTCGTCTTGGTACTCGAATGGTTCACAGGTAAGTGTGTATGTGTAGTTCTTACGTAACTGATAGAATTGACTAACATCATCTACATATTTTATTTCTAGTAGTAAGTCTCTGTATGGGAAGTATAGTAAGTCACCTTCATTAGGACGGTCAGTTGGATTTGCTAAACCTGTCTGCACCAAAGGTAATACTACATTCTTATATCTCTCCTGAGATATCACAATCTTCATTTCAGCAGTAGATCTCACACCAAATTTTGTTAGTAAATTATATCCAGAATCGAACCCTTCATATGACTCAATGTAACCCTCAATAGGAATTGATTGGTCAAAAGTAGAACTAGAGACCTCTCTCATTATAGTTTTTACATTCACAAAGTTTCTTGGCATGTAAACAAACTCGACCCCATACATTCGGATCTGTTCATTTATCAAGTCCTGAACAAGATTTTGCTCAGACGGAGTACCTTGCTGAAAGAAGGGATTGAGTGCCATTAGTAATCAATTTGTTTTAGAAAAGTATTGAACCTTTTATCTCGTTCTTTACCACGGGAGGATCGTTTGATTATGTTCAAACTTTTATCAATCTCACCTGGTGTCAAGTTTTTCATACCGTCTATGGTTTTGACGATTCCTGCTTCTGATGCAAATTGTTTGAATGTTTTCATTATCCTATTAGATCAAGGGGTGGTAATTCATATTCAGTTGCCATTTTACTCTCTAGATTCTCAATCTCACCTAGAGCATCTTCGTATATCTGTCTACCATTTAGTTCTACACCGCCAGGTAATTTTACACCCGCAAACTTAATGAGATTCTGACCCCATTGTTTTTTCAATAGTGCAGTGAAGTATCTTTTCAAGAATGGATCATTATAAACTTTTGGATAGTCATTAGGATTCAATACACGATAGCATCTTATAATAAGATAATCATTTGGTTGCATACTGGAGAAGTCAACATCAAGATATAATCTGTTCTGACGTCTGTTGAATCTTATCTGCTTCTCTGGATGTAATATATGATCCAAATCTTCCAAATATCTTTTTGTCATTGTGTATCCCATCAGTTCCATGGAACTAAAGAAGTACACGTCATTCAACATCAACTGGTAATTGATATTGAACATGTTTGTGCTGATGAGTCTATTATCTAATTTGAATACTCTTTCTATACCTATTACTGCGTCAGGAATTTGAATAAAGTTTTGGTTCTCTTCAAAAGAAAAAACAGTTGTGCCAATACCTGTGATATTAGCAGAAGCTGTAGTAGTTGTAATGCCAGTTGCGACATCATCTTTCCTCGCTTTTATTGCATCCAAAAAGTTAGTTGTTATCTTATGCTTTAGATACATCAACTCAACACCATCCATGTGACGGTTTTGATATATTTGGATAGCATCATCCATCAAGTCTTCGACTTGTTCATCAGCAACATTAACTTCAAGTACAGGTGCACCCAACTGCCTCTTCGCATACTTTACTAATTCTTCTCTAGTTGCAGGGTTAGCCATTTATGATATACTTTCCTGTATTTATGAACGTCTTACAACAATATCTAACTCATCACCTACGTCTAGACCAGTTGAAGGTTCAATTATTGTTACAGCAGGACTACCTATGCTCCAATCAACACCTTTTGATAGTAAAACACCATTCAAATATATCTCCATATTATCAGAAGATGTAAGAGAGTTTGATGGTGCAAATGATACTTGACCATCATTAGCAATTAGTTGATCTTCGGCTTGATCTGAGCATATATCCACTTCATCTCCAGCTGCACAAGCTTGAGCCAATACAACAGCAGCAGACGCTTGATAGTCAATGTTGTTTCTGAGTCTGACCCCATTGAGATAAACTCTGTAGTTCTTAGAAGCAGAGAGAGATCCAGCAAGCGTAAACGTTGTTTGATTTTGCGTTGCTGTAAATAACTCTTCTTCAAACGTGTGTCCAAAATAGACAGTAATTTGTACATTGTCACCTATATTCACCCCAGAGTTAAAATTGATTGTTTGTGGTGCAGATAGTTGATAATCATTTGATGCACCAACTCTCATTTTTACACCATTCAATGTTACAAGGACAGGGAATGAGGTTGCTTGTACACCATCATCAAATACGTTAGGTGCAGTAAATTGGGTTTGTCCCATTGTTGCTACAGTATTATTAGTGCTAATACTTGTAGCACCACCTACAGCACCACCTCCTCCACCTCCACCTGAGATGGTTTTGAACGATAGCGATCCTGCTCCATCCGTAACAAGTGCCTGATCCTCACTCCCGTCGGTTGAGGGGAACGTGAACCCTGCTATAGTACTTATACCAGTTGAGTTTATATTACCAGTAAGACCATGATTGGCATTTACTACTCCAGTGAATGTAGATTCTCCTGCAACAGTAAAGTTTGTACCATTCAGTAGTTGTAAACTATCACTTCTAAATCTACCAGATATATTATTTGATCCTGCTTTCTTGAATGCAAATTCTAAGATACCATCTTCAGTACCATCACTTGCATCTAATATCTTACCTGTTATCTTACTATAAACTATCTTCTGACCAGCATCATTTTCACCTTGGAACTTTATCTGACCAAGATAGTCAGCGTCAGCAGCAGAAGCACTATTTCTGTAGAAGTCAAGTATAGGTCCTGCACTAGAATCATCGCTAGTGCTGTTGATATACACATCACCATTGAATGTTGCATCCCCATCATTAGTAAGACCATCTAAGGTAGTCGCACCATCTACATCAAGGGTTCCACTTGCAGTTACATTACCAAAACTTCCTATACCAGCATATAACTTTCCAGTGTTTGGATTGTATGTCAATCCGTTTGTCTTTACCTTCTGATATCCAGTTCTATGATCAAAAAATCCTACGTGATGCCATTGATTACCAGCATCTGTTGCTACCTCTACTCTTGCTGAACCTGTAGATATACCAGCAATCGCATGTCCTTCATCAGTAATTACTAATGAACTAAATGTACCTATACCTGAAGCGAGTACTTGAGCAGTTGATATTCCTACTTCCCTTACAGTTACTCCCGCACCAACTCCTGCTGCTATGAATACCTTTCCATCAGCAGTGTTGATTGCAAACTCACCTACATCAAGCGTTGTAGGGTAATGCGGTACCTTTCCAGCGATACTAGATCGCTTAATCTTAATTGTTGGACTTGCCATTCCTAATGTGGTATATACCTATCAAAAAAACAGTAGAGACTGTCACAGCAGTATTTATGTGTTATAATTAGTATGGGTTTCAATTTATAGGTATGGACAAGACACTCGTGATACTCACAGGACCTCAAGGATCGGGAAACCATCTGTGGTCAAAAATCTTCTCACTACACGAGGATGTTTTTGGGTGGAAAAGTCTTCTGGATAATTACTGGGAGGCACACCGTATATCAGAACCCTTCGCCAAGTACTGGAAAGATCCAGAGTTACTTGACGAATTTGATTGGTCACAAAGCGAATATTTTTTTACATCGGTTAGTGTCCCACTCGGCATCAAGGAATTAGGGACTATAAGACGTCCAAACATCATGCAGTTTGCAAAAAAGGTCGAGTCACTTGGGATCAAGGTGAGAATTTGTGTGGTCGGACGCGACCAGAATATTCTCAGACATCAGCAGACGAGACTTAGGGGAGAGTCTACGGTTAGGTACTTCTTGGATCAGTTGTCTGGTTTTTATAAACCTGTTTTCCTCAGTTACGAACTTCTGTACCTTTACAAAGAGGAGTACCTAAAATCTTTAGATATCGGCATGCCAATCGCATGGTACGAGAGAGATAAGATCACTAATATACTTGAGTTAGATGCTAATAACAAGTATATAAGTTACATCAAAGACAGTCCTCTAGACGATTGCAATAGAACAGGAGTTCCATCTCCATGGAATCCAAACATAGAAGAACCAATGAAACCTAAAGATAGGGATCATGCATATGATGAGGAAGGAACAGGTTGTTGTGGTGGATGGTCAGATCCCAATGATAAAAGAAATTTTAAAACTGAAATATCTACTGGAAATATAGTAGGAGATGTAGGTGTAGGTAATACTGCACGTAGTAGAACCGAAGACGAAAAATGGGTGACCTATGAGTAAAAAATTACTAATCGTTACAGGACCACAGGGTTCTGGTAATCATCTTTTTGCAAGACTTCTCTCAGCACACCCCATGGTCAAAGGATGGGATTCACTCAAAGATAATTATTGGGTGCCAAGTGATGAGGAACCATTTGCCAGATATTGGGTATACCCAGATGAATTAGAATTTCCAGAAGGAGATTTCTTCTGTGCAAATGTATCTGTACCATTCTTTTATGACGGTGTTAGACGCACACCAAAGATCAAGGAGGTTGCTTATAAAGCAGTCACCATGGGAATTGAACCGATTATAGCGGTTGTATGTAGAGATAGAAATATAAACGAACTACAACAAAAAAGAGTTGGTGGTGAAGTGACTATGGATATTGCACTAGATTACTATTCTGATCTAAGGCATCATTTTATAGACCACGAGGCATTTTTCTTATACAAAGAAAGGTACATGGAGTACCTTGGGAGAATATTAGAGTTCCCTGTAACGAAAGAAGGCATCGACAATTTTGTAACTGTCGATGCCAATCATAAGTATGTCTATCCCATCAAAGAACATTGGTTAGATAATGAGATCCGTAAAGGACGTAAATCCTTTAGACAACGGCTAGAGGAGTAGCAGTGTTCTTATTGCTGATCTCAAGTAGATCTGCTCTCATCTTCTCTACAAGTGAGAGAACATGTGATTGAAGTTCTTCGCTACCTTCAACTAATCTTGAAAGTGAACGTCCACCTAAGTTTGAGTGGAATCCTTCGTCTTTAGCAATAGTTGCATAACGTGAAGAGATAAACTTATCTTCTACACAGTCTGCCATTTCTTTCCATACTGCTTCTGCTCTTCCTTCTGCTACCAATTGGTATGCAGCGAGTGCAGCTTCATCATCAGATGCTTCATACTTATCTAAAAGTTCAGCACCTTTTGCCTGAGGTTTCTCTGCTTCAGCAGCGAATGCAGCAGCAACATCTAGTGGTTCACCAGTGATGTGCTCTATAACTTCCTTTACCATACGGAAGTGCTTTGCTTCGTCCATAGCTTGACGGCTTAGAAGTTCTAAGTCTTTTACGTCTGTAGAAGGATCGGAGGTGGCAACCTGACCAGCGATAGCGTACATGTTCTGAGCTTCGTTGACCATGCGTCCACGAAAATGCTCGACTAGATACTCATCACTGGGGTTGGAAGCGAAGAAACGACGAACGTTTGAGCGTGATGCTTCAAATAGTTCTTTGTTTCCCTCTTTGATCTTCTTGACAAAATCGGTTCCAGAAAGCATTGTATTTAACTTATCTACATTGTTATTTAGTATAGATGAAAAAGTATCTTAGATCATTCTGTTCTGTATATTCCATTTTCAAGTCTTTTACAACATAATTATATTTTCTTGCGACTGAGTATATCTTTTTTTGTGACCACCCGAACCATTCAATACCTTCTACACCTCTATGTGGTATGCCAGGATTGACTCTGAATATCATCTCCTTTCTAAACAACGGATGCAGTAGTCTTAATTGATTATCAATATTCTTCTCATCACCAAAGTTTATAGAACCTAAACACAACACTATATCAAATGCACTCTTCTCATATATGGGATCTGTAGGATCTGTTACCAAAGTCTCTAAAGATATTTTCATGTCAGCACAATCATTATAGGGGTCTATTCCTATAAGGTTGTGTATCTTTCCCTTGAGTCTATTATAACCACACCCTACATCTAGGACGCTATCAGGTCTCTGATTATTAACGTAATCGACCAGACTATAGCCGCTATACTTAAGAAATTGATAATTCGTGTCTTTCCAGATTCCATTGAAATACGAGTCCATTACTTCGCTGTCTTACCTCTCCCTACATTCTTTTTAGGTGGTGGTGTTGCAAAGTCACCAGCATCCTTACCTTGTGGTTGCATAGAATTTATCTGATTTATCAACTGCACTATTCTTGCTTCAAATGCTATTGACTTTGATGTTTCCTCATTCAAACGTCTGATATAGATTTGTAATAGTTGTTGTAATTCTTGAACTTGATCCATAAAAAAAGGGGTGTGTATACACCCCTAATTATATCACTTTTTACTCGTGTTAGAACGAGCCACCATCCACTGTTATATTTTCCAGACTTCTTGTTGTTCCAGAACATGAAATAACTTGTGATTGTCCTGCACAATCATTCACGTATAAGGAACCTATCTCTAGTCCACCATATGCACTTGGTGTCATGACTCCATTTGTCTCAGATGCCTCTCCAGCAACGACAAATCTTGCAGCACTGTCATCCCAGTAGAACGCTGATTTCTTCGCAGATCCACTGTAGTAGTTCATTATCAAACCAACGTCTTTGTTAGTATCAGAACTTAGAGCACCACCGTCAACCTTTTGAAGTTCAAGCAACGTATCCTCAATGGACATGTTGACTGTGTTCATCTGGGTTGTTGTACCGTTGACTGTGAGGTTTCCCTCAATTGTCACGTTCTGAGCAAAGTCTGCTACACCGTCTACATCTAAAGCACCTGTAACTGTTAGTCCAGCACCAACTGTTGCAGTCGTTGACTTGAGGAATGCAACTGTACCAATACCAGAAACATCGATACCAGTTCCATTCAGATCACCGTCAACTCTACCCGTGGTAGTGACTCCTGTAACTGTTAGATTAGATACAACGTTTAGGTTTTCTAGGGAATTTATGTTACCTAATCCCTTCCATGCTACTGATTCAAACTCATCTCCTACAGTCGCACCCTCTGTCATAACGAATGTAGATCCGTTTTCAGCAGCGTAATCTGTACCGTTTATAAGACGAACACCGTTTTGATAAACGTCAATGAATCCTTCTTGATATCCAGCAGATACTGTGAAAGTAGTTTGACCTTGTGTAGCAGTATGTGTCTGTCTTGATGTAAATGTTGTTGCAGCAACACCAGTTAGGATAACATCAGCAACACCATTTGAAACGATGAAGTTATCAAGACCAGATCCTCTGAACTTGAATGCTGTAACTAAACCTGTGTGACCAGAAGCAGTTTGAACACCAACTAAAGGTAGTAGACCATCATTAGAGTCTCTTATGTCTCCTGCTGTGATCTGACCTGTAACAGTTGCAGTACCGTTTACAGATAAACCAGTTAGTGTACCAACATTAGTAAGAGAAGAGTTGACAACGTTAGCACCAAGAGTGGTTGCACTCAATGTCTCTACGTTGTTTACTTTGTATACCTTACCAGATGCAATGTTTAGGTTCTCAGAAGATCCTAAGTTGTCACCAGTTGCTTCAAAATTGAATGTCTTGTTACCTTCACCAGATACTATAGTAAGACCACCACCGTTAGCAGCAGCATCATTAGCAGCACCTGTACCTAACTCAAGGTTCTTATCATCCACTGTCATAGTGGTTGAGTTAACCGTGGTAGTTGTACCGTCTACTTGGAAGTCACCAGCGATTACAACCTTACCTGTGTTATCACCTACACCCGCAGGGTCAAGTGTGATTGTAGCAGGACCTGAGATTGTGTCTGATGTAACTCTGATTGCTGATCCTTCAGCACCAGTGTGGAATGCAGAAGCAGTAACTGTGCTTGAAGCATTGATTGTTGAGTGGTTTGTCTGTCCAGTAAATGTTGAGATACCAGATACTTTCAACTGAGTTGCATCTACGTATGCAACTGTACCAATACCAGATACTTTGATAGCAGCAAAGTTAGCACCTTGTCCACCACCAAGAACATAGTCCTTTATTCTTGAAGCGTCTACCTTTCTATTAGTGCCATTTCCACCATCGTCAACGATGAACTCGTCAACATCAACTATAGCAGCACCGATATCAGTAGCACCATCAATGTCTAATGTTGAAAGAGGTGTTGTACCAGCAGATAATCCTGCTCCAGATCCACTAAATTGGTTAGCAGTTACTGTACCAGATGCGTTTATTGTCGAGTGGTTTGTTTGTCCAGTAAATGTTGAGATACCAGATACTTTTAGTTGTGTAGAATCTACAAATGCAACTGTACCAATACCAGATACCTTAATAGCAGCAAAGTTAGCACCTTGACCACCACCTAGGACGTAATCTTTTATTCTTGAAGCGTCTACCTTTCTATTGGTACCGCCACCACCATCATCTACAATAAATTCATCTGCATCAGCAAGTGCTCCACCGATGTCTGTACCACCGTCTATGTCTAGTGCACTTAGAGGGAATGATCCTCCATTGAATCCTGAACCTGTGTCCCAAGATAGGTTTCCACTTCCATCACTCCTTAGGAAACCACCTGATGTAGGTGAACCAGGAAAAACATATGTTTGATCACCAGCCAAACTTGCTGGTGCTTTGATTGTTATGGCACTTGTGCCATTATCTGTTCCTTCTACTAGGTTGACACCTGAACCAGCTGTTGTGGTTTCTCTTGTCCAATACCTTGCAGAACCAACTATTTTGTTACCGTTACTGGTGGAGTTTACACCGACAAACAAGTCATACTTGTCGACTGTAAAACCCGGTTCACCAGCTTGTAAGGCGGGTAAATCAACTAGATTACCCCTTTTAAACTTTAAAATAGGTGCGGGCATTTTTCTATACTACTCTCCTAGAGTATTGTGTTTATAACATTCTCTATTTGGTATGTACCTTTTCAAAAAAAAGCTGTAGAGACAGCCACTATGTTACTATTTAGAAAGTTCCAGCGTCTAAATCTATCTTATTATCCAATCTATCGTCCATTTCGTTCTCAATATATCCTAAGGAATCATCTGATAATCCTCCAGCAGCAGGAGCACCACCTGGCACAGTTCCCGACCCGACTGCTGCATCAATGACCTCATCCGGATTTACAAATTTGAATGATGATGTAGGTGCATCATAAACCAAAACAAACCTATTAGTGCTTGAAGTTAGGTTAGTTATGTTAACATCAGATAGTTCTGATAGTCTTTCCACGTCGGATCCTCCAGAGCCTGAACCGCCACCGCCTCCTAATTTTACCTTGAGTCCAGAAGCATTAGAGAAGGATGATCCTTTTCCTATGCGAACATGAAAACTACTATTAGCAAGGCGAACTCTCATTAGGAAACAGTTCCGTTTACTTGTGCTTGACCAGTAATTACCTTAGTCTTCTTACTGGTAGTGTCATTGGTTACTATGACATCATAATCATATCTGCCAGCAGTAATGATACCTGTCTGTGCATTAGTCAATGATAAAACTATTTTCCCTTCAAGGGGATCGGTACCAAAAGTAACACCAAAACCAATAAAACCTTCTGATTCTGGGTGCTTTCTCATCTTACCATCAATACTGTGATTGATCAGATTGAGGTCGGAACCGTTTGCATCTGTCACAAAAAATGTGGCAGAGAAATCAGTCCCCTGTTCAACTTGTATATTTACAACTGGGACTGCCATCAGGAAATAGTATATTCAGATCTATTTATTCAGCAACATCTGTTTTATTACAATGATTTCAGATTCTAGATACTCTATCCTCTCTTGCTGTCTCTGAATAATTGCTTTTTGATTCATGTATTTCTGATAACCAGTGTCATCAGTTGAGACTATAGCATTAGTCTTCGGATCCCTTTCCAGATTCGGATGATCCTTCACTTTGATCCTTTTTTTCATTTTTGATAATGGGGTAAGTTTCATCTAGGGTTCCCTCAAGAACCTCTGCTGCTAAACTCCAAGCGTTGATTGGCATACTATACTTTTACACCGAATGGATTATTTGGAGTGCCTGATTTAACTGAACCTTTACCAACTCCAGCTGCATTTTTATAATTAGGACCTGCTATTACATCTGCTCCAGGACCTGTTGCAGGGGGAGTTTTGAATAACCGTTTATCATGAGATGCAATTTTTACATCTTTTCTGAATTGACTAAGAGTTTTCATTTTTCTTTTCAGACCTCCTTATAAGTTTAGCATAAACAATATCAGATGCATTATATTGCTCTGGATGTTTCTTTGCTTTTTTTATAAGTCTCTTTGCTGTTTTTTTGGGTGCTTCTGTGCACATTATGCTACTGCGATTGTACGGAAGTCCATTAGTTCGGGAGACTCAGATTGATTCGTTGAGTTGAATACAACCTTGATTTGGAATGCAGTAAATTGTGGTAGATTATCTACTGTGTACTCATGCTCTACAAACTGATTATTCAAACTAGCTGGAATTTTTTTATCAGATTGTCCATCATTGTTATCTGGATTTAGTACATCTCCGGCAGAATCTAAATTCTTGAATCCAGGAAATAGTTCATACTTCTTGTCAAACGCTGATGTGTCTGCTCTCTTCAAGCGATATAGAACTCTAATGTCAGCACTAGGTGGACGCATCGCTGCAAATAACACCTTGAGTGAAGATGATGGGTTCTCTAATCCAATCTCCTTTGTCTGATATACAAAGTCATGTGGATCTTCTAGAAGATTTGATCTGTTATCTATCTTGAAGTTATTGATAGGTCTATTGATACGATTTGACTCTGTAAGAATAGAACTTGTAAACACGTTGATTGAAGGTGAGACATTGGTGTCTTCAGACGTCAATGTTGCTTCAAATGTGAATGATTTAGCACCAGGCAATGGAAGGATTGTACTCTTCGATGTTTCTACTTCCCTAGTAGCAATCATTCTTGTTGATCCAAGATTAGTTTTACCGAATAAAGAGATATCTTGGAATCCTTTATCTAAGTAAGGTGTCTCTATACCACCAACACTCTTACCTGTGATGGTTCTTACCTTACCAGTAACTTTAGTACCAACAGGCACACTATGACTGATATTTGGATTGACTGTGTCAAATATAATGTTAGTAGTTGCTAGTCCTCTAGTTCCACCACCAACTTTGTCTTTGTTGAACAGTTTAGTTCCACCTATCTTGACATAATAATGATCAAGTGAAACCTGATCTGGTATAGTGTTGGTATCACTTATATTATGTGTCTTGTTTATCTTACGAAGAGATATACCAGACAACTCATATTTCTGCACTGGATCATTGATTGCATGATCACTAGCGAGACTGCTATCGACACCACGTAGTATTGTGCCCGATAGAACATTGGTTCCAACCGAGGTATACTCTATAATCTCATCCCCAATCAATGCATAACCAGGATTACTTGCGGAAACTTGAGCACCCTCAAAGAAGTTGAATCCAGCAGAACTTGCTATAGAAACATTAGATGTAACACTAGAAGCATATCCCACACTCAATTTTGTTGGCACTGTATCACCAGTAATATTATCAAATGTCACTACAGATCCAATATCATGATGACCATGATTTGGATGATATACCTTGAAGTGTTGTCCATCAAATTGATTGGAGTCTACTGTTACTTGTTGAGGGATGATAGCACTCTGGGCTGATGCTATACCAGCTCCTGCACCAGCAGAAGGTATGATAGTGATAGTGTCAGAAGTGTTGAATTCTGCACCAGAACAGTTTGTAAGTTGTAATGCGTTGGTCACAGTAGTAACACCAACAGTAAGTATCAAGTCTTGACCTAATCCCTTAGAACCTAAGTTTGCAGTCAAGGTATCACCCACGTTATATCCTTTACCTGTATTATCACCTTTGATGGTTGCCTGTGTAACTACACCAGATGACACGGTAACAATACCTATAGCACCAGTTCCCTTACCTGTGATAGCAGAGAGTGTTACTTCGTAGTTGTTGTCTTCATATCCTGCTCCACCGTTGGTGATTGAGAGCGAGTTCGCTGCTTGTGAGATTGCAGAGAGTTTTGCACCAACAACTCCTCGTGCAGTCGTGTTATTGCTTTGCGATATAATTGTTCCTTCTGTGATGAACGGAGTGTCAGTTCCTGATCCAAGTCCGATAAAGACTTGCTTGGAGAATGTTTCGATTGGGTTTTCTCCGAGTTTGTTTCTTTCATTGTACTTGCCTAATTGTGGGTTATAGAGTCTTACTGTACCATTACCTTCTACAAATTTTGCTCTGTGTGTTACGTATTTTAAGTCTTCTAACTGTGAAGCAGTCCATGTGGTGTTACTTTGTGCTTTGAATAGTGATCCCTGTGTGGGCTGTTTAGATACAACAATTTGTTGGAATTGACTGAGATTAGCAGTTGTTATATCATTCTCACCAACCTGTGATATCCATGCATCATAATCAGCAGATGCAGATCCAAGATAGATTGCATAGTCACCTCGTGGTAGATAAACGGGTTGAGGGAATTGGAATCTAGTTGGAACTGTTCCGTCATCAGATATATTGACCTGAGATGGTTCTAGTTCAACCTGACTATTCTTCATTATCTTCCTAGATGGGAATCCATTCTCAAGAGTAACGATGTGGACGTTTACTGGAATTTGTTCAGATCTACTTTGGAAGAATAAGTCAACACCAGTCATGAATATACCGTTATCTTCACCAACTTCAAAACTCTGTGCTAGTGGGTCACCTTCAATCTCCATGGGTCCATGGTTGATATTGGTTACGTTGGTAATATTAGTAATATTATTGGTTACATTAGTAATATTGTTGATTACAGGTACAGGAAGGTTTGGTTCTGTCCTTATTACAGTCGTTTCTGTAATTTCAAATCCTTCTGAGAAGAACTGTTGCTCTGCATTTGATATGTTTTTACCAGGTATTCTATCCTCAGGTTTTACTTGCGTGATTACTGCAACGTTATCACCATCTTGGAATGTATTTGGTGGAATATAGTAACAACCCTGTAATGTTCCAACGTCATCACTAACCAATCTGACATTAGATATAGTTGCTTGTGCTCCGCTATTCTCACCTATTAAGAGCATGCCATTGGTGATGAATCCAAAGAAGTTACCATCTGATTTTTGGTTCAATGACGCACAGTCAACGTTCAAGACTGTAGATGTCTCAGAATAAGAAGATGATAATCCAACTGTAGGACTGTATGGGTTCACAGTGTATGTGATATTAGGAGTTGAGAAAGGACCTGCTTTATGATTTGGTGTGCAAAGTCTGAATCTTATATCCTCACCTTGACTTGCGTTCTGTGTTGATACAGCAAGACCTCTTACAGTCTCACCTACTTCAAATGATCCACTGACAGGTGTTACTTCTAATAGTTTTGGTACGATATATGAGTTATTGTCAATCATATCTGTACCAGACCAGTAGGCAAAATGATTAGTGTCAGGTTTTAGGGTGGTTACATTGAATTCAATATTTTGCTCACGCATGAATGGTTGAGGTTCAGTTTGTGCATAGAAGTCATTAGAGAATGCAATACCCTCTTCTATGGATACTTGATTTCTATTGATGTAAACATCCTGCTCTGGATCAAGATGTAACCTACCATTCCAATCCCTATACATGTATGGGTTTACACTTTCAAGACGTGTAGCAAATGGTTGATTTCTATCTATTATCTCTTCGTAATCAAGAGTAACCACATTACCAGTTTTCTTGATGTTAGGTGAATTTAGATCAGTAGCAAATCTAGGATCCACTGTAGGATCAGGTGCACCAGTCAAACCTACCACAGTGTTTGACCCCATAAGAAGATCTATAGCATCACGATGTTTTCTTGCAGTAAGTTTACCACCATCTACTTCAAATTTTATTTCTGTCTGTGTCTTATCTGCTATATCATAATTATTGAATGGATCTACAACAAAACCGTTCTTGAATCTATCAAGACCAGTGGTTGGATCTTTGATAGTAAGTGCAGATGTTTTAGTCTCAAGGAGTGATAGAGATGTAACCTCTTCTAATGTTTCAATCCTAGTCTCTAACTTACCAATATCTTTCATGGTATAACGTCTGTTAGCTTTGAAGTCTATTTTGACGTCACCACGAGCATTATACACATAAGGGTTATACTCAATCTCTGCTAGTAAGAAACTATCGTTGATAACATCAGGTAAGACAGGAGTTTCACTTGGTGTACCTTCTACAACGGTAAAACTACTATTAGGATTGATGTATAATCTATCTTTTCTACCAAGATAGATGTCATAATCAAATGTTATATTCTCATTACTCTCTAAAATAGCACACGACTGACCAGTAGCACTAAAGTTTCTTGAAGCAAACTCAAATGGAGATCTAGAACCACTAAAGTTAGCAACACGTGGACGTAAATCTATAATATCAGTATTTCTTTGACCATTTAATGTAGGAACTGTATCATATTGTGTTTTTTCATAAGATGATGCTGTAACCAGATCACCAGAATCCTCAGAATTTATAGTATAGTGATCCATGTATATCTTCAATTTACCATTTGGTTCAGCAGCAGTTCCTTTTCTTACGAGTCTTCCAAAGTCATAATACTCTTCTCTCTGACCATTATCCAATAAGAAGTTTGCACGAATATTAGGATCGCCAGGTGCAACAATAGAGATATTTGCCCTTACACCTGAGGTGTCAAATGATATCTCCTCAGTCTCTATAAAGGTCTTAGAGTTCTTGACACATATTTCTACCGCATCTGTTCCAGAACGTGCTAGAACGTACGCTGCACACCCTGAGGACTTACCTATACCCACCTCTCCAACAATGATGTCTGAGTTATTACTACTAGGACCTGTGAAAGATGCCATAGTAATTTTTGGTATTACTGGATTGCCTTCACCTGATGCTTCAAATACAGCATGAACTGCAACAACATCAGGAACGTCTAAAGATATTTCTCTATCTTGTACTCTCTTACCATATACTGCACTTGTTGTAAGACCAGAACCATCTCCAGATGCACCAGCATTCTTAGAACCAGTAACATCTAATACTCCTGATTTTACAAGTGTCTTTGATTTAGATGTGACTTTAGACTTCTGTTTGGTTACATGTACATCAACATTATTTGATTGATTGGCAGTCAAACCAGATATAGTTGCACTTTTACCACCGTTAGTCAATACAAATTGGTCAGATGTTAGATCCTCTACAGTACCATCATTGTACATGATGTTATATCTCTCTTCATCAAATCCTGCATATACAAATTCAGTACCTACCAATGAAGGTAGATCCATCTGACCAACATTATTAGATGTTAGATTTACCACCTCTTCACGAACAAAGAGAGTAGAATCAGTTAGGTCAACAGACGCAACATAATTGTGTGGCATATCTGCTGATAGGAAGGCGTCTTTTGATTCTCTTAGTAGACCAGATACCACTTTTAGTCCACTAATTGCAATAGCACCTGTTGGTAGTGTACCATCACATACATTTGATACGTCAGCAACATCATCTACAGTTGCAGTTAGACCAGTAGCAGCTATAGCAGTAACTTTATGGTAACAAGGAAGGTTTACACCACTCTGAGTGTATTCTATGATATCACCAACCTTCAAGAATTTTGCCCAACCTGTACCACTAGATGATAGTGTGCTTACACCACCAGATGGAGCACTGATTGAAAATCCTCTTGCTCCAAAATCTGTTTTTGTTTCTAGTAAAACGTCAGCAGTAAATGTTCTACCACCACCAGATCCTCTGACTGATTTTACATCAGATATATCATACTCTGTAGTAGCAGTTATGATAAAACCTTGTGCCACACCATTTATTATAATCTGTTCACCATTTACAAATTTACCAGAAGTTTCAGATAAGGTTAGTGTTGCTGAATTAGAAACGTCAGTCTTCAACATACCTCTAGCACCAGATCTAGAACCCTCTATAAGTGCAGGAGCATTTAGAGATATTGCGTTGTTGATTGTTATTGATGTATCAGTTACAATATCATATAAAAATAACTCATACACTGATGAATTATTGGTATAACCGGAGTTCTGAAGTTTATAATCATACACTCTTGCTCGACCAATTACATTACCAACAGAGTTGGATTTGGTAGATTCTAATCTTGCATCTCTAAGTTCTATAGTATCTGTGGTGTCCATTTTGATTTGAGCACCAGATAATACGTTGTTTAGTCTAAGTCTATTTCCTGCTACGAAAGGTATTGCTCTTGTTTCAATAGTTTTGGTAGTTCTAGGTTTTACAACATCAACAAATGCATTACCCGCAACTTGTGTTTCATATCCTTTTACAAATGCTTTACCAGGACCTATGCGTAGACATAGTAAATCTTTTGTTGGTTTGTTTCCGTCTTCTGTAATTTGATTTACAGTGTATTGACCGAAAGTGGAGTATCTATCGTTGAGACACTCTTTTGCCTCTATATCAAACTTAGTAACATAATAGTTTCCACTTTCATCATAAGTACGACGTGCAAACTCCTTTGCTAACTCATTATATACAGTTCTATTAACTATAGTTTTTACTTCACCTTCTTGTGCTCTTAGTAATTCAATGAAGTTCTCATCATTGAAGTCTGTTGTAAGTTTTTTGGTAAGTTTTAATTCAATCTTCAAACGATCAGAACCAGGTGCAGTAAAATTACTGAATCCAGCAGCGTTATCATATAAACTATCATCGTCTACAGCAGTTACAATACTCTCTACAACATTGAAACCAACTCTATAACTTGGAGAATTAGAATACTGATCCAAAATTATAGATTCAGTTTTTACTTCAACAAATGCACCCCTAGCGAAGAATACGCCTCTAACAATTGTAAAAGAACTACCAGTACCAGTAGCGTTTGAAGTAATCGCAGTAGCAAAATCAGATCCTTCTTCAATTGTAGTTACTCCATAGGTGAAAGTAGATAATGTAATCAGATTTTCACCATCAAGAAATGTATCACGAGTTAAGTCATCAGAACTACCCTCATACTTTATGTACAGAGTAGTGGATTGTTCTATAGACTCAGTCTGCGATAATACTTTTATAACCTTTGCTGTAACACCAGAGTCTTTACCTTTGATACGTCGTCCCACAAGATGTGAGTAATAACCTTCTACAGGAACACCAAAAAATGTAGATTCTATCTTGACATATGTGTAGTCAAAATCATACGAGAATTTACCAGGTATGACTATTGACCCTTCTTTGAATATATGTTTTCCAAACTTCTCTATTTGTCCTTGCAAAATAGATTGCAAAGTCGTTAGTTCTCTTGCCTGAACGGGAGTTCCGGGTTTGAATAGGACTTTGTTATAATTCTTTTCAGAATCAAAATCGTCGAAATATGGACTGACGTTTAGGTTGGTGTTCTGTGGCATCGTATCAGAATTCTAAGATAATTTTTATATCTTCACGTTGGTTTGTTGCTCTTGTGACTTCAGGTCTATTATCAAGGTAGATAATATCTCCTGAGTACTTCTTAATCTCTGGGGAAGCAATACCAGAGGTAAATGTTTGACCGAAATAATATGCTCTATTGTTTACGGTAGTAGAAACTCCTGTAAACGTATCATCAATTTCAAGGGTTTCAGTACCCCCTGTTGTTTTTACAACAACGTTCAAACTCCCGCCTGTAGCAGGGGAAGCCGTGAATCTATTTAGTGCAAATTGGGAAAGGGAAGTTGCATCACCAGAAGCAACTGATCTATCCTGCCAATACTGTAATACTTGAGTTGCTGGATCGTAGTTTACGATTCTACCTAAAGCAGTAGCACCTGTTCCTACAGTTTGACTCACAATACCATCAACTTCAACGGTCATTGTTGTTGATGCTGCACCAGCAAGTCGTAATCCATAAACCCCAGTAGCACTAGGTTCTGTCAATATGTTTGTACTACCATTGACCTCAGGATTTTTGATGATTCCAATTCTTGCAAACTGGTTTCCAGTTGGGAAGTCAGGGTTAGTTACATCAGCATTTTCAATTCTACTGTAAACAAGAACCTTGTTAGATCCTAGTTCACGATAGACATCAGCACCATGTCCGCCAGGTGGTGGTATGATAACTGAGAAAGATGCTCCTGATCCTGTAACAACAGCATCTAAATCCAAAGTAGCAAATGTGTATCCTGAACCTCCGTTTGTTACCTGAACAGCAGTTGGTTTACCATTGGTAAATGTCACTGATGCTAAACCACCAGAACCATCACCTCTGATAGGCACATTATTTTTAGTACCAGTGAACTGGTATGAAGCACTTGCTATATCATCTATTGTGATAACTTCAATTTTCCCATCCACAGCAGCATTTTTTACATCTGCTGTGTCAGTAGAAGTTTTCCAGTTTGCTGGAACTGGTATAAAGTCTGCACTATCAAATTTTATGATATCACTAGGTTTGATTGTGAAAAGATACTTCCAAATATATCCATCACTCTCAAGTCTAGGTTGCAAATCTGTATGAAGAGGTTCTTGTAATGAGATAATACCCTTCCCAGAGTTGGAAGGTGCAGCACCATTATAGATGCACTCATAGATTCTGAAATCAGAGTTGATAACGTAGTAATTACTATTATATAAACTTGTGGAACTTGTTTGAGGTGTTGTATTATTGATGCTATAATCATGCCTATACATCTCGTAGATAGAACCAGTTGTCCATTCTCTTTTTCTTATAACTCTCAATACGTCTGCTGAATTTATTTTCTTCGCACTAATCAAAGTATCATAAACATTGTCATGTTCATCAAAATTGTCAATGGGGGAAGGAGTATTGGTGTTCCAATCAGATGCTACAGTGGTTGCATTAGGCAATCCTATGAAGACATAATAAGAATTATCCGTGGTTGATATCCCACTGACAAAGTTTTCAGCATTCAACACTCTAATCTGATCAGTTATAATCGCTGGCATTTACCTAATTAATTTCTATCAATCTATTTATGGGTAATCCACAAGTAATTTTTCATCTCTTATGAGTTGTGGTGCGGTGGATAGTCCAGTAACACCGTCTAAAGTATTGACTGCGAAGGAGGTTCCAATAGATCCTGTAACCACTTTACCCCAAGAATAAGACCCGTAATAATTACCTATAGCACTACTGAGACCTGTAAAGTTGAGTCCATGACCTGTCTCAATATTGACGTGAACTCTGACTATCTGTGCGGTGACATCTTCTATATCAGCAATCTGATAAACTCCATCAATAAATTCTGTTGCGATACCAACAATAGCGTTATCAGCAGTATTTTTAGATGTCAATCCAGTACCAACGTTAGATCTACTCACCATCATATAATCACCGGTTTGAATACCAGTTTTTGTCAAACCACCAAAACGTGTGTTTCTCAATGAGTTATCTGTTGGTAGATACAGATGCATTGATAGTCTTGATGCTGCTACACCAACACCTATGATATCACCCTCATCTCCAAAAATATTTGCAGATGTTTGTTTATCAAATTTCATCTCAAATGTAGTAGAACCAAATCCTGTTTCAAAATTATCATCTACAATCTTGATAGGGAAGTCTGTAGTCGGAGAGTAACCAGTATTACTCTCAGTTTTCTTGAATGATAATGCACCACCCATTACATACGCTGTTGAGTCACCAGCATCCACTGATTTTATCAATCTTGTAGCAGGGAATATTCTTGGTTCGTAGATGTCTCTTGATTTACTTACTTTTACACCTTCAATAAACAAATCATCTTGTTGTTTAGACCACATAACTGGTCTTCTTGGTATTTTTGTGGCAGATATGTTAACACCTTTATAGTTTGTAGTCTGTAAGGAATCTCTTGCTAAAATACCTCTGACTATTCTCTCATCTTGTCTCTTAATTGTAAGACCATCACCAGTTTTAATTGACTGTAGAGATGTTGTTGTAGAAATATCTTTATCAGTACCTCTATAGAATAGTATTTGACAGACAGAACCCTCAACTGGTGGTTCTAAAAACTCTATTTGTGTACCACCTTCAAATTTATACGCTACACCTGGTTTTTGTAGGGTGTCATTCACAAATATCATCAGTACATCTTGTAAACTTAAGATGCTACCTTCAACTTTTTCAATACTAATCGTTATATTGTTCTCTTTTAGAGTAAATATCTTCTTCCTACCATCAAATTGTTCAGATATATCATCAAGAACTTGTAATTTACCAAATACAAACCCAGTAAACTCATCATCTGCTGTATCTACGACAGTAAATTGTGCTGCTGAGAAGTCTGAGCCATAAGATGATATGGTTGGTATACCTACAACATTCAAATTTTCACCAGTTGTGTATCCAAAACCAGGATTTTGTAGTCTAAATCTTGAAATACTGTTACCAACACCTATCTCTACTGCAATAGATGCACCTATACCAGTGCTTGCACTCTCTAATCTTATATCATCATACTGACCTGGCAGATATCCTAGTCCTTCTGAGTTAGAAACAGATACTAATATACCTTTTCTTGGAAGTCTGTTAGCATTTACATCATCATCTGACAATATCTCTGTAACGCCAGGTGCTTCATTACCAGTAAACCTCACAGATGTAATACCTGGTGATGGAGAACTCAAGAAATTATAATCTACCTCTGGTTTCTGGAAGATATTGTTTATCAATATAGCACCAAAATCGCTAGTGATACCAGTGGTATTATTCCCATCTTCTGTAAGTGTAAATGTCTTTCCTATACCTGTAAAATTCTGTGATATATCATCTAATATAACATTACCAGCATAATCAGATCTGATAAATTGTCTACCATGGAAAGAAGAACCCTCTACTATGTCAGCAACAATTAGTTTGTGAGTTCCTATACCAGCATTTGATAAAGTAATAGCAGCACCAACCAATGCCTCACCCTTTGTAGCAGCAAAAGAAAAGTTATTCGCAGCGTTTGCTATTATGAAGTAATCATCGTTTGCAATTAAGGGTGCTGGTGGGTTCAAACTTCTAATTTTTACCTTAGTACCAGTCTGGAAAACTTCAGTCAAAGCACCAAACGTATTACCAACAAAATCACTGGAGTCAATACCTACAGTTTGTCTTGTACCACCAAATGGTACATCAGCAAATGTTATCTTATCATCTACAATATTATAATCACCAAAAACTAACTGCACAGTATCACCAGCAGAGTGTCCCTGCTTTGTAGTGCCCATCCAGTTTCTGTCTAGCAATAATTTATTCTGTACACCATTGAAATGAAGAGCAGCAATACGAACTATTTCATCGTTGATCTGTAGAAGATCATACTGTTTCATGAATGAAGCATCTGTGACATTCGCTTCTCTATTAGCGATATTGACTAATGTTGTTGTTGCACCATTTCTCTTATATACAGGTGACTGTATGATATCGTCAATCGCTATCACACACTTTGAATTCTTGTCTACTGATGTAAAAGTATGTGTTACACCAGCACCAACAGTTGTCAGACCAATAGGACTTCCTGCCTTTGCTAATGCTTTAGTTGCAGCAACCTTGAAATTATTCTCACTTACTTTGATAACAAATACATCTTGTGGCATTGTAGTTGCAGCACCAACCCCATTCAGTCCATGTTGTATACCTACTGGTCTACCAGATAAGTCTGTGTCTGCCTGATATTTTACTTGCTCTCCAGTTACAAAGAAATGATTTTTGATAACAAAAGAATCATCACCTAACAATACCTGTGAGTTATCAGACCCATCAAATTTCTTATGAAACAATGGATCACCATCATGAGTCAGATTGAAAGACTGTACAAAAGTCTCTGACTCTGTGTTGAACTGTCTATTTACGGAACCTAATTGGAATGACATTAGCTGAGTGTTATCGTGTTATCGTCTGCGACGTTATCTGGTTTGTCTATTCTTATTTCAGAAACTCGTACAACATATGCTTTGCTTGCTGCTGGAGTAAATCGTAAGAGTGCGTTGGTGCCACTAGCAACCATGTTCATAGCACGTATATCACGTTTAGGATTATCTGCTGTAGACAGATTATTGTAAACGTTGAAGTTGATACGACTATCGAAAGCATTCGCTGCCACGTTGAAGCAAGAATACTTATTGTCAGTAGTATTATGTATTTCTACAAAATACTTGAATGATGTAAAGTTACTGAATGATTTTGTTGATAGAGTTGTCTCTGTAGGAGAACCAGAAGCAGATATTTCTGTTCTAGTTGCATGTAACTGAGAATCTCCAATATCAATATTATTAACGCTGGCACCTGTAGCAGTTGTTGCTACACCAACCATAGTGGTCAATGTCTGCACTGTGACTGCTGTGTTAGCGTTAGGTGTGTATCTAAGTTTGATTACACCAGCATTTTGTATAATATCAAAGTTACCTATCTTGTCACCACTGTCCATGTTACCAAAGTCAGTGAATAACATACCAGCACCATTTGCTAAGAAGTTGTATTCTTCAATCTCCTTATCATCAGCACCAGTGTGAACAACTATGATATTACCAGACTTAAATTCTGATCCATTGATGTCCTGTAATGTAACTGTTGATGGACTTGCATTTGCTGCAAACACAGAACTTACACCAGATTTGACAATGTTGGAGTATGCGGTGGTTCCTGTGCTGACCTGTTTACCTATGATCTCCTTATAGAAAGTAACATCATAAGTCAAGGTGGTATTATAAGGACTGAATGACACAGATATAATATTACCATTCTGCTGGAGTATGAACTCACCAAGATCAAACGAGTCAGACAAGTCTGAGTATTGGTTTAGATAAGCATCAGATCCATTATGGAATACAGTAAATTCACAATACTGTGTTGTGTTGTATGCTAACTGTAATGCAGCATCAAGAACAACTTGTGCATGATATTTGATTGCCTGAGGACCTGAGGGATTAGCAATATCAAAAGCATCAATTTCAACAACTCTCAATAGGTTAGGATCTGAGTAGAACTGTGGTGAAATATCATCTATCTCTAGTACACGGTTAGTCAGACATACAAGTGACTGGTCATATCTAGTGGATTTGAACACCACCTCATTACTTACAGATAAGTCAGGAGCAGGGTTCTCATACACAAGATCGTAATCATGATAATTCTTGAGTGCACCCTCACCGTCTATAAGAACAACAGATGCAGAAGCAGTTCCTATAGCAACGATACCATTAGCAGTGCTACCAAGACCTACAGGTACAGATGATATGAGAAGATCAGAGTGCTTCTTGAATCCAGCAGGGTGTGCAAGTGAATCAACTGGTTCACCCCATGAAGATATACCTACTTGTGATCTTAGTGAATATGAAAACTGTTGATAATAATCATTGTCTTGTATTCTTTGATCCCTATTAGATAATTTACCAGTATCTTTTTCCCATCCGAATGGTTTACTGTGGAATACACCTACATCAAATGATCCTTCATAATCTGCTAGTTTGTCGATAGTGCCACCAGCATTTGACAATTGACCTGTTAGACTGTCACCTGTACTGAATCCAACTATATTGTCAACACGTAGAACGTTTCTTGATTTACCTTCTCCAGTAATAACCTTTGCTATCTTTCCTTTAGATGTAGTAACAGTTTCACCCTTGAAGAAATCACCTTCCTTCAAACCAACATCAAACTTAGCAATATCTTTCTCATTGGATACTGAACCATATGTGCCAAGATCATAATCACCAGGATCCACATCTACATCATATTGTATGGTTGCTTGATTGACTAATCCAGTCGCTTGATTGACTGATTTCAATGTAAAGAACTCATATCCATAAGTTGATGAATTATATCCATGACCTGTTGTTACACCTACGTTTTCAACAAAAACTCTATCACCAACTGCGAATGGTATAGGATTATTTGCATCATATCCAGTGGATGGTGTCTGTAGTTTAATAGTAACTGTGGGAGCACTATACGTGACAGTAACAATACCAACACCATTAGTATTATTGACAGAGAATAGACTGTTATCACCACTTCTCAAATTACCACCACCACTGATTACCTGTACATCAGATACTGATGATCCACTCAACTCTGCTCTAAATTGAGTGAGACTATTTTCTTGTTTTGTTTTGGTGTTGAATAGAACAAGGTCAGGTGCAGTCAGATACTTACCACCAGTAGATGTAATTGCTACAGTGTCAACTGAGAAGTTATCTTTTAGGAATATAACCTGTGGCATTGCTGCCTGTGGTTTCAATGTCTTATCAGAAGGATAATCGAAACCAATGTCTATAAGTTGAACTTCATCAAGTCTACCAATATTATTTCCTCTTGCTTCTATGAGTGCTGATCTACCAGTTGTACTCGCCACTGAAACTTGAGGTATATCTTTGAAACCTACACCACCAGACACAAGTTGAACCTGTGCTATAGGACCGTGATCATTCTGTGATTCAGTTGTATATGACATCACAGCAGTGTTGGTAGTATAACCTACTCTTTCTGCTTCTTGATCTATAAAGTAATCAAAGGAGTTGCTGGTTACTGAAGTGATTGTGCCTTTACCAGTGAACTCACTAGGTATAACAATTATCTTAGTATAATCATCAATATCTTTATTAGTCTCAATAATTTTTGATACGTCTTGAGATGCCAGTTTGTAATATACAACCTTAGGTGCTTGTGGTGTGAACCTTATAGATGCTTTACCACCAGCTTCACCATGTGCTGCTGTATATGTAATCTCCATAGCGGAGACACCAGATCCTACAAATTGTTTCTTATAATCTGGATCTTCGTAGAACTCTAATTTAGTATTCTGTAATGAACCATTAGAAACATCAAATTCTAACAAGTCACCTTCTCTAACCTTTATGAGTGGGTTGACAGATGAACCTATACTTACAAATCTAGTAGCAGAACTATATGTCATACTAAGAGAACTTGTGCCAGTAGAGACCACTGACAAGTCAATGATATCAAGGGGTCTCAGGGTATGTTCTTCATTAGTTGTAGCAGTAACCTTGACAATGTCTATGTCACCTGTGATTTGTCCTCTGACAGTCTGGAAGAAGTGTGTGTTACCAATACCAGTCTGGTCTGGGTAGAAGAAGACTCTTTCTGAGGAAGATCTAATTCCAGCAACAGTTGTTACAATACCCACTAGATTTTGATCTATAACATAACCATACACTTCTGATGGTAGAGGTGCAGACCAACCAGATGCAGTGCCAACACCAGGTGCTTGATATGTAAGAGTTGTACCAGCACCAGGTGAATATGAAAGTTTCTCACCATGTTGAATACTATGTCTTGGTAAGAAGATTGTCTGTGTTGGTATCTTACGTGTACCAAAATCTTTTGATGTAATAGTATGACCTATACCAGTTCCTGCTGATAAACCAGCACCAACTACATTTGCAGCATCAAAGTAAACTGTGTAATCTACAGGTGTTTCTGGGCAACCTGATAGTGGGAATGTAAATTCATTTACTAACTTTTCAACTTTACTGAATACAGTGTGTCCTGTGCCAGGAGTTCCATTTTGTATTCTTAGACAATCTATCTCATTTTGTAATGTATCAATACCAAATATCTTCAACTCTTCATGATCAATTCTGATGATGTCATTTACTTTGAATTTGTTTACATCATCAACAAGTCTGATGCTGGTAGTAAGACCTGAGTTGCCACCACCACCTAAGTCTTCTATAGCACTTGCAATTCCTGATATTACTCTAGGAACTGTAATTCTATGCATACCCTGTATTACATCATGCTCTGTTCCAGATACATTTCTTATGTTTATATCTGTTCCAGTTAGGAATCCATGAGGTACAGTTGTTATACCTGTAATCTGTCCAGGAGTGTATATAAAAGTTGTGTCTGGTAAGCGTTGTACTGTTGTCGTGATATTATTGAGTTGTGGTCCAAAAATCTTGAGAACAGATCCAATTGCACCAAATCCATCGGTTCTTTTGTTATCAAATACCAGAGCGTCACCAACACGATACTCGCTACCGCCATCGATAAGATCAATTCCACTGACACTACCACTACTTGCACGTATGATTTTGGAAGCGAGTTTTGTGTTTTTCTGAGAATTTGAGATAAATTCATAATCATTGATATTGTAAGGTTTGACGTTTCTAACTAAACCAAATAATGTAGGATCTACATCTTGATCAAAATCATACCCTAAATTTAGTGGTTCAACTTTAGATTTGTATGAGTCACCCACTACATATGGGAATACAGGAACTCTAGCACGGTTGAATGGGTTACCAGCGTTAGCGACTTGAGTTGGTTGTACAGTTGTGTAGTATGCATATACTCCATTTGGAAAATCTGGTGTTACGCCAAATCTACCATTGTGCTCATCTAGATCACCTTTACCAGCTGTGTATGTAAAATCTTCCACAAAAAATCCAGCAGGATATTCTGTGATAGAAGGTCCGTTAGTCCTTTCACCAGTCAACTTAACATAAGATGACTTAATATAATCCAATCCACCACCACCATCAGGTTCTTTGTAAACGAATGGACCGTAGATTGGGTTACCGTCATATGCCCAACCCAAGATAGGAGAGTGTTCACTTCCATTGTCACCTAGGTATGTTCTTAGATTACGAGGAACATAATAGTTTACATATGGGTTACCTAATTCAGAATCACGTTGAACCTCATAGAATCCATCATCAGACATGACGTCATTTATCTTTGCATATCTCTCTACCTGATTGACTGTCCATTCTTTTACATTAGATGAGAATATAGCACCATCACCAGGTGTTTCTGCTTTTACAGTTGTTGCTGACTGTGTATAGTTTGCACCCTTCTCAATCATATTGATTGCAACTATCTTACCACCAGATACAACTGCTTTTGCCTTTGCACCTACACCATCACCAGTAATCACTATATCAGGGATACTGACAAAGTTTTCACCACCTGATTTGATTATTATTTGATCTACTCTACCATTGATAATGAATGGTTGTAAGAATGCTTTGTCACCTATGACTGCTGTAACATCTGGTTTGAAATCGTCGTTTATAACCTTAGATCCAAAGTCAGTTCCTTTATTATTAACATGTGCTCCTATAATCTTTCCACGTATCAATGGTTGTGCTGTGGCATTGAATGTACTGATTCCCTGTCTACCATTGATAACAATACTAATAGGAGGATCTTGGAATGTATGTACACCACTACCTGTAGATGTTATATCAACATGGTCTGAAAGATCTTCTGATGATGATAATCTAAAGGAGTTTGCATCAATCTTTATAACATAATATTCTGAGTTATTTGTTAGACCAGCAGCAGCTCCTATAGATGAGGAGTACTTTATCTTTTCTCCTGACTCAAAACCATGTCTATCAATATTGATATGATCAATATAAGTGTTTATACCTGATATGGTTTCCAGTCTTCTATTGTGAAATAATCCAGAATTTTCTATACCAATTTTATCTACAGTAAGTCTTCTACGAGTTGTTTTGAATTGATGCAATCCACCACCATTCTGTGATATAGGAATAGTTCCTATACCTAACAACGCTTCTTTCTTTGACTCTGATAGGAAAAACTCATGGTCGTTGATCTTTACAATAAAATATGGAGATGAATCAACTAATGTGCCAGGTGTAGTGCCTATACCTATAGGTGTACTACTATTGGTGGTGTATATAACCTCTTCATTATCTACCAATCCATGAGGATCTGAGAATACGAATCTATCAGTCAGAGTGCTTACTACACCTCCTTGTGTAGTGCTGTCAAACTCCAATGTGATTGGAGCAATTTTCATAACTGCTTTTACAACTGCATCTTTATTATTTCCACCTACGATTGATACTGTTGGAGTCTCCAAATAATCTAAACCTGGTGTTTCTACAAGAGCATCAGTAAGTTCTCCTCTCATCTGTGCTATAACAGATGCTCCGACCCCAGAATGTCCTACCTGTGTCACAGATAGACTAGGAGGGTTTATAACATCATAATCATCACCAGTGTTAAGAACATCAACACTTTCTAATGTTCCAAAGTTTACAGTGTCTGTTGCTTTGTATGAATATATCTCAACACCATTAGCAAATAAACCTACTCCACCCTGTTTAGTCTTCTCATGGTCGTCAGCATATACTGGTTTAGGGAATTTACGTAATAGTTTTTGAGGTCCTATTTCAGTGCCAAAAAAGAGACTTGGTGTAAGATTATGAACTGAAAGAGATGCAAGATCTGTAGGTGTGAACGCAGTTATATATTTTTGACTTCTAATATTTTCAGGAGTGTATGCAAGAGCAATACTATTTGGAGTAAGTCTCTTTACATAATATGACTCACCCACGTTGAAGTTAGTAAGTTTATTTCCTACCGCTACTGTGTAAGTAACAAGATCACCATCATAGTAATTATGATCTGCAATATTGATTGTTGTACCTAATGACTCATTGACAGTATCAAATAATCTTATTCTTTTCTGTGGATTGATTGTCCAGTGAGGGAGGGAGTTGGATGCAATAAACACATTCTCTGAAGAATCAGAGTAACTGTTCTGTACGTCAGCAGAGGCACTGAGATTAGTCTTGATTTTTCGTCGTACATAATATTCCTTAAATTCTGAGAGAGTTCCACATGTTACAGATACTCTAGTATCAGATAGTAATGCTACAACTGATCCATTTAATATTACACCGTCTGCATCTACTACCTCTATCTCATCACCAAAATAAAATGAATGTTCTGCATTTAAGGTCAACTCATAACTTGATGATGATAGAGTTCTGAAGGTTACAACATTATATTTGGGAGATACATTATGAATCCAACTAGACCATCTTAGACTATCCTGTTCCTTTCCAACAGTCTTTACATTTATAGAACTATCTTCTACTTGGTTTAGTGCAGAACCGTTGAATTTAGTAAGAGATCCTACTATCTCTACTGTTACTAAAGTGCCATCATTGTATGCAAAAGCATTAGGTCCTTGTGTGACTGTAGTACCTAATCCTATAAGATCTGTTGTGGTTGTTATGCCCGTGAACTGTGTGTAGTTCTTTCCTGTATACGTGTAAGAATAGTCTCCAACATTGAGTTGACCTGCGGTATCGAAGCCCACAGTGCTATCAACATTAATAACAGTAGATCCAACTGGAGTGCTTGTTGTAACATAGGTTTTATCCTTTTGAACAAATTTTCCGAAGGTTGTTCCTTCAGAAATAGAGAAACTATAATATGTTTCACCATTAATTATACTACTACCTACGTTGTATATCGACCCACTTGTCTGTGGGTCAGTATTCTGAAACAATGTTTGACCAGATAATAACTGAGCATTACCTGAAACTTGTTTTGCAATTATAGTTTCTGTCCTAATGTAATCTGCATCTGATGGTTTGATCAAAAACTTTGCTGGTTGAATCATCTCAACCTTTTCACCATACAGTGCACCAAATAATATCTGATATGCCTCTTCTGTTCCCTTCGTACGATAGAAGTCTTTTGCTTGTCTTATAAAATTACTCTTAGAAACTTTTCCATGTAATTTTCTTTCAGTAAAACCAGGCAGCACCTGTGATTTCAATTTCTTAAAGAAATTTTGTAAAAATACACTACTAAGATTCTCTACACGTGCATTATCACCATGTGTTGCTATACCTGATTTTGTAAATGTTAGATATTCTGGTTGATTGGTTTTCTTATTATTCTCTATACCACTGAATCCTCTTATACAACCTGTAAATGATGTTGTTCCTATACCTGTGTAAGTAATAATTTCATTATCAATTTTTAATAAACCATAAGAGGTTGGCCACCCCATTGTAGAGTCAACATATATCGTATCATCTCCACCTGTAATGTATTGAGATAGTGAAGTGAATCCGATTAGATTTCTATTGTTTAGAAAATCTAGACTTTTATAATCTACTAAATTTTCAGCAATATCAACAGGTCCCCCTTGAAATTCCTGAGAGAGGTAATATTGTTTTAAGAAATTACCGAAGTTAGGATTATCGGCATCAATGAATTCAGGTACTTGACTCTGAACTACTTCATTGATTTTGACTCTAGATAACGAGGTTTCTATCATTAGTATCCGCTATTGCTTGTTGTCTGTGATCCGCTACTGCTTGTTGCCTGTGCTGTTGCTGCTGCTTGTGGTACATCGGTAATCTGTTGACTACCAACTGTATGTGTTGCACCTGTCATTTTGTTTCCTCCTGCCATAACATGGAATTCTCCATAATATGGTTGCCCATTCACATATCCCACTAAAGTTGTCTCTGTAGTGGTACTTGTAATAATTGCTCCTCTAACCTTTTTACCCGCAAAGTAACTTGACTCTGGAAGATATCTAGAACCTGATGTATTAGCACCAGTAGAGATGCTATCTATTCTTGTGAAGAAATCACTCTTAGATATATCAAACTGCAAGTACAATTCATTTTTGGCAAGAACATCATTAGACTGAGGTATTGCTTCTACCTCAATTACATCATCACTCTCTATTGTTGATGTGATGTTCACTGTGTCTAATACTATCTCACCCTTCTTATAATCAATACGTCCAAAGTTATTTGATATAACCTTGATGCTCTCATCATTTAGAATCTGGAACATGAATAGCGTTCCTGAGTCTTCATTGACCTTTATATCACTAAAATAACAAGTACCCACCACATCAGATACATTGAATCCAGTTGAGTGAATATTGTATTTCTCATTTGGTGCATACATCTGATTCAAGAAACATAATTCATATTGTGCAAATTGGTTTATCTTAGTGAAGATATTCCTTCGCATTTTCACTAAAGTTATGTTAGAGGTAATAGAAGTATCTACGTTGTCTATGACTGACAATACTTTACTATAAGCAAATCTGCCACCAAACTTATTAAGTTCAGTGCCTGATGCAAATTGTGATAGTGAAGTTATTACATCTGTTTTTAGATTATCAGGATCACCTACAAAGTTTGAGTTGTAGTAAATATACGAATCAATCTCCACATACAAGAATTTTAGATCCACAAATGATGGAACTATTCCTGCTATGGAGTAATTTTTTAGTGAATTGAGTAATTGCTTCTTTGTTAGTTCTGACAAGAACGAACCGTTCTTTGGTTTTGCTGCTATGAATACCCTACCAAATTGTGGTGGATCGAGATCCTCACCACCATAGGCACTCACAGATTCTATATTTGGATATATTGATGGAATTATTGCTTCATAGTCATTAGCGGTCACTGCTCTATGTTGTGCTGCATATAAACGTGGAGCATAGTATTTGACAGACTCTACTGGTTCTATCTCATCACCATTGGCGGATTTTTCATTAGAAGTAAAGAATACTCTAAAATCTGTTTCTTCAGCACCATCTTCATCGTTTATAAGACCGGCAAAAGTAAAGTTTTCTATACCATTACCTTCTTTACCATTAGTCTTTATGTAACTAATTTCAATTATATTTCCTGACTCTAATTTTTTACCAAATACATTGTCACCAAATAATAGTTCGTATTTCTCATCTGTTGTCTCTTGTAACAAGTAGATATTAGATGTTGATGTAATCCCTATAATGTTATCCACTAACTCATAACTTGTTGTTGTATTATCAGATGCACTATTTCTTATTTTTACACTAATTGTAGAAGTGTCTATACCATCATTAGGTAAAACATATCTTTCACTAGGATTATTATTATCTACAACATATGAGTTAGTGACATATTGACCTTGATATATTACTAACCTACCTTGAGATGCTCCATTGAAGGCATTGAATGACACAGCCTCAGGTAGTGAGAAGACATAGTTTATATTTGATACTGAACCGTTTGCAATTACACCTGGTTGAAATGTTATCTGTTTTGTGTCTGTTGTTATACCTGATGCAGAAAAGTTGACAGTTGCTCTCGCTGCTCTTCTAGATCTTGGAACATAACCTATATTTCTTGCTAATGATACTACATTCTCTCTTAGAGTGGCACTATCAATGAATGTCTCATTGATCGCCATATTCGTATTGTATGCTGTGGTATATGAGTTATACGCTAATATATCAATCAGGATAGAAAGGTTAGACCCTTCAAAATCCATATCTTTGAATTGAGTATTTGCTCTAAGGTAATCCTTTATGGATGACTTTATATCCTCAAAGTTTAAGTTTGTAAATTGCTGTAGTGCCATTATAACCTAGTTGGTTCTAAAATAAATTGGACATTCTGTGAGGGTGCATTGAGTCCCACAATCTTATATTGTATAGAAACATCCAAAGCATTTTGTTCTGGTCTGCTTTCTACTACGACTTGTTGTAAAACTACTCTTGGTTCATGTTGTGATATGACCATCTCTATTTCAGTTTGAATTGGTTCAATATAATCATCATTTGCTAATTCAAATAGAGATGAAGTAATTCTAGTGCCTAATTTAGTATTGAAAAATCTCTCACCAATCTGTGTGCGTACAAGGTTTTGCACTGCACGTTTGATTGCATCTTCATTTTTTAGCATTATAATATCATTCGTCACAGGATGACGTTTGAAGGTCAAAGATATATCTCTGAATGGTTCTGATGTTCTCTGTAGTGGCACTATTCCGTCGTGGAAGGAGTTCTCGGTATATTTATCTATTTAGTGCCACAAAAAAAGGGTTCGCACGGAACCCTATTCATGTCCTAGGTATCTTACTTCTACATCTTTGGGGTGTGGCCAACCGTTTTCGTAGAATTCATCTGCCAAATCTTGAGTAATCTCTTCCATTTCTTCTTCAGAGATGCTCTCATGTGTCCTTACCCCGTCAACGTAGATATCGTATCTGTCATCCATTCCTATATTGCATACTCAAACGTATATAGAAAATTAGATTATTCTATTCTTTTCGTGACCTACTCTACATTTAGGATCTACCCATATTTCATACCCTGCTTTCTGTGCATCTAAACAGAATGATACATCCTCTCCACACATGTCTTGTACTTCACCAGATTCAAATACTTGCATCTGTGGTGCAAACCATGGATACTTCATTTGCTCATTTTCAAACACACCATGCTTGATTAGCAACCAACCAAATCCAGAATAGTCAACTGTAAATGGTTTTCTTCTCTTTTGTATGCCATCTAACATCTCGTGGTTCATTACACCACCATTTGCTTTGAAATCCTCTTCTTCCATCCAATGTGCACAGGATGTGGTCTGTCCGTCCTCTGTAACGTACCAACCACCCGCTATATCCTTATCCATCCAAAGAAGTCTATAGAACTGTTCTAGACCGAATACGATGTCACTGTCGATCCATAACTGATAGTCATACTTCAACTTACCATCCCATGGTAACTGATCAGGACCTCTGAGAACATTTGCTCCTAGACACTTACATCTGGCAAAGTTTACCATAGATGAATAGTCTTGCGATATTTGTAGAGTACCGCCCTTCTGTACAATCTCAAATGCTAACTGTACAAAGTTTTTTAGATAGACGTATGAAACAGTCCTACCAGGTAAACAGAATATGAAAGTTTTGCCCTTGACTAACTCTCTTGCTGCTTCTATAGAAAACTCATTAGACTTTTCTGATTTACCACTGTTTGCTGGTGGTGTGGTGACCACTTTGAATCCTTTTGCCATTCCGAAAGATCTTTCAATTCATTATACTGCGTTATTTAGTCTATGTCAATTGACCTATAATATAGTCTGCAACTCTTTTGTGACCTTCGATATTGAAGTGGCAAAGTGTCTTTTTCTCTATATCGCTATAATAATATTTTTTATTTTTTCTTCTACCTAATAATGTTTTTTCCCTGTCAAGAGGGTTGTCGATCATAGTGCGGTTGGCGATTGTCTGCAATTTACCTTTACAACGTCTGCTCCAAACATTATCACCATACACATTATGATATTGCAACAAAAGAAGAGGAATATTTTTTTTATCAAACTCTTGTTCTAAAATGTATCGATTCTTATAAAAATTCAATGATCCTACCTCATCGTTATAATATTCTTCATAAAAACTTGGATGTTTCTGAGGATTAACATTTTTATTAAAATTCATTCTCTCAGCATGTGTCAGCATTATGATGGCATAATCACACACATTATCCTCTAAAAATTCTAATGATCTCATTACAATTTCATCATTGTTAGAACCACCTTTTGCGTCATTCAAATGATCTGCTTTGAAATAATTACTTACTAGGGTTGAGAATCTATCTCTGACTCCATAATAATCGTACTCACGATTATCCAATTCCATACCCTTTGTATATGAGCAACCATTAAAATACAGAAACATGATACTTTGAGGAGAAGTTGAGTGCGTCACAAAAATCATTTACCATAGGCATACCTCTTATATTCAATGACGTATTCAAAAGCACGGGACAACCTGTATGTTCATACCACACCTCTAGAACATCCCTGAGGATGGATTCCGATGATTCTGGTACAGTTTGTACTCTAGCACTATTATCGACGTGTAGAACCGCAGGAATGTCGTGTGGACGCTTACATTGATAAACATACGACATATATCTTGAATGTCCTGGCATTTCAAAATAATCCGTACAATACTCTTCTAATATCGCAGGAGCGAAAGGTCTGAACTTTTGACGCCTTTTTATCGCATTTACTTGGTGTTTTGTTGAAATTTTGCGTGGATCCGCCAATAGACTTCGATTACCGAGAGCACGAGGACCAAACTCACTACGACCATTTGCGACACCCACGATTCCTTCTGACAAGAGTTCTGCGACGATTTCATTAGGATCTGGTTTTCTAAGAATATTATAACCTAAGAATGGCGAGAATTGTACTTTATCACCATATGGAATCAATGCTGCTCCTAAGGCACCTCCAGCATCGCCTGGATTCGGCATAATCCATAAATTGCACATTTCCCTTAGTTTGGTGTTTACAACGCAGTTGAGAGCGACTCCACCGCCATAGCAGATGTTATTTGAGTAAGTTAGTGCTATTTCAAAGATTTTCTTCAATTCATACTCTAAAACCACTTCTGCACTCTTTGCAATGTCGTGCGGAGCACCATGTAACTCTTTTATGCCCTTATGGTTGTTTTGGTGCAATAATGCGGAAACTTCGTCAATATACTTCGCTTCTCCGTACGCTGCCATGCCCATGAAGATATATTCCTCATCTAACGGTCTCAAACCCGCCCATTTCGTCAATGCGGAATACCACAGTCCAATTGACTTGGGATATCGCATACTCCATACTTTTTTGTACTCTGCCTTACCATCAACCATTTTTGCAGTCCAGATCGAACTACAGTCCCATTCTCCGATACTATCGACCACCACACATGCTGCTTCCTCAAAAACGCTGGTTTGAAACGCAGCAGCAGCATGAGACAGGTGATGTTCGCTATAATGCGTTGGTTGCATGCATAATTCTCTATCTCGCCTCCATGCCTTCTGCCCTGCGGTAAATTGGCGTATTCTCTTGGGTAAGGGTCGTTCATAGAAGGATATTACGTCATCAAAGATATTTAATGCTTGAGCAGTTGCAGCAGCTTCTATACACAACTTCTTGTCATGTTTTTTTCTCGAAAAGCGTTCTCCATGCGTAGCATAGGCAATTATACCGCCATGCACACACGCAACAGCACTATCATGAAATCCTTCAGAAAAACCAATCATCAATCTTTATCTTCGTCAAACATTGCGTCATCGTCATCATCTTCGTAAATAAACGGGTCTGCTTCTCTAATTTTTTTCAGTTTCCACCATGTAGCGATTTTATTCAATGGCCAGATCATAATTTACTCCACTGTTCGGGAAGATCACCGAAGTAATCTTTGAAATGTATATAGACTGGTTTCAACATGTTCATTCCGTATTCTTTTACCTCTTTTGGCATATGCATGATATCAGACTCCCACTGATCGTTCAAATATTGGATTCTAGGAGCATTAGGACCTAAATCAGGAACATATGCGTTTTTGTGTACGTCCTTTATCTCATAATCGATAAAATCCGATAATTCCTTTGTTTGCCCATTCCAAAACTCCTCCATAATTGTTATATGGCAATTATCGATCCCAAACGCTTCTACAAACTTTAAAAAGAACTGTACATAGCCAAAATCGACTCCCATCTTCATAAATTGCCGAACTGGGTCTTTAGGATTTTGTTTTTGACGCAAACTCCATAATCTGCGTAATGGATCACGGAAAACAACGTGAATTTTTACGTCAAACACGGATTTGAGTGCAGGAGCATATTTTCTTAAGAATTCTGGAGAACATTGTCCGTTAGGATTGGAAAAATCGCTCACTGCCTTGTAATCGTGTTTTATAAAGTCCCAATGCTTGACATAATACTCAATATACTTCTCTATCGTAAATGGAGGACTCCAAAAATACTTTATTTCGTCTTCTGTCCAATTTCCACCTATATATTTCGACTCATGCGTGAATATCTTTGGTTTTCTGTTTGTAGTTGATTGTTTTGAAGGTCCGAAGAACTGTTTGTAGAATTTAACCCTCTCAAATGTGTTTCTGGTCTCAGATAAGTCCATCAACCACAAATATCCCTTTTCTTTGCGATGCCCACTGTGACAATACTTATTATACCACCCTAATGTATAATATAATGGAGTTGTACCAGACCATCCGGTTCCAACATTCAGAAATAGGGTGGGTTTCATTACGAGTGATACTTTATCGAGATTTGCTCGGCAGTATAATCAGTTTTGAGTCCTGCCATAATCATTTTCTGCATTTGGTCACGTTTTTCCTCTGCTTGCTGTCTAGTTAGCACAGAAAAAACAATCTCATTATCTAGGTAGACGTCATAGGACATTTATTCCACCATAACTACTGTATATATGTCTAAACCAACATTATTATTGAATCCTGGCGTAGGATGGGCAGCTACCACTCCCTTCCACTACACTTTGACGCTTGATAACAAGTATGCCCATATGGGTCATAAGAAAGAGAACTGGTATCTGATGAGATTGTACAATTATCCAAAGTACGAGGAACAATTCAAAGAGATATACTCTGACAACTTCTCATCAAAGTACAATATTGACGTCAATAAACGTCCTTCTCTTCATCCTTGGGGTCAAACCTTGTCGAAGAGAAACAAATATGTGGCCAACACTTCGCTAGACCCATATTTTGCAAGTCCTCCATCAATAGACAACTACATCTCTTACTGGAAGGGTCATTGGGAGAATATAAAAGGCACCTATGCAGCAGTTTGCGACTTCACAAACGGCAATTACGCACTTCCATACGAATTTTGGGTTGAAGTTGCTCCAAAACTACGAGAACACTTTAATGTAAAGGTCACTTTTCAGTTTCGTGACCCAGTAAGACGTTATTTTTCGGAAGTTGGTAGTTTATTGACTAAAAAATTCGAGTTTTCAGTTGAAAATTGTAAATTTTATTCAAATATGAAAACTAGGTTGCTAATTCGCAAGAAAAAACACAAACAACTGTTCTTTCATCTTTTGAAACAGGGATGTCTTAGCGATTTATGTGATTTTTGCGGAGCATACACTATTTTTACCCGTGTATTCGGTGTAGAAAATACTTATGTTACCATAATGGAAGATTTGTGGGATAAAAATCAAAAAAAAGAGCAACTCGAAGCACTTAGTAACTTTTTGTCGTATAAAATTACAAAACTTCATGACAATTGTTACGTTCCCAACATGGGAAGTCGTGCTCCTCACCTCCCATTCCTACAAGATCAGTGGGAAAGTGATATAGATGACCTAACTGCGGATGATTATAATGTGGCACTCCTTTACATGTCTAGATATTATACAGATTTCAAAAATACCTTTGGGTATCTACCTACATCATGGAAAAAATAGCATTTCAACAGACACATATCATGACAATGATCATGTTTCGTAAGTTGTTCAAGGACAAATATCAAAGATCCTTCAAGATTATGATGAGTTGCCCATGTTATTAGTCACATTTGGTTGTTCATGGACTCGTGGTGTCGGTGTGGCATACAAAAATGGCATGAAGAAAGATGAATATCTGTCAAAAAATGATGATGACATCCTTTGTGATGAATTATCCTTCCGAGGATTGCTTGCAAAGAAGTGGGATTGTACTAATCTCAACTTTTCGCAGATGGGTAGCAGTAATGATAGACAGTTTCGTAAAGCAACCACCTATTTTAAGAGAAAACCTAGAGAAAAAGTCGTAGTATTATGGGGTATTACCTCTGTCTTCAGGCATGAGGTATGGTTGACAAAGAACCATGAAGGTAAATCGGGGTATCAGAACGTATTATATGGTCATGGAATGAATCGAGAGGTCAATAAGAAGTATAAAAAGTTTGATGTCAACCATCATTTGGAGTGGCACTTTGATAAAGAGCAAAAACTCAAAGAACTTTCACATATGATGAGGCATTGGAACCTCTTTTTTGAAGCATTAGGTATTGAAAACTACTGGTTTGACACATTCAACCATCATGAGTACCCTATTCCTGTAGATAGGATGCTGTTCAATGATAGAAAATATAGAGATTTGATGTCTATACTATGCGAAGACCTTGAATTTGAAAATTATGACCCTGATGAGTACCATGTTTCACAGTTCAATAACGATGATAGTAGAAGATTGAAGTTTTTAGAGAGGAGAGAACTGGTAAATCCTTACTCATATCACCCAACTCGTGAAGCACATGTTATGATGGCAAACTTATTCGACGAGGTAATCAAGATATGAACCTTATAACACTTGGATGCAGTTGGGTTTTTGGTATTGGGTCATACTTTGACGCAGAAAACCCCGTCGACAGGGTAACATACAATACAACCTTTAGGAAAGGATCTGCTTATCGTCAAAGTGGAGAGGAATTTGAAGACGATACATGCTGGAGAAACAAACTTTGTAATGAATTGAACCTTACAAACATCAATTTATCCAGAGGTGGGTCATCAAATCAGTCACAATTCCGTCGTGCAACCAAATATTTTGCAGAAAATGAGATAGATTGGCAAAATACTGTTGTCTTATGGGGTATTACATCAATCTATCGTGATGAATTATGGTTCAATAGACTCAAAAGTTACTCATCTGTAGCATTCAATCAAGCAAACCTTGATCCTACTAATAGATTGAGAGAAAAAAAGAAGACTGGTTTTGATACTTATGCTCATTTTGAGGAACATTTTGACGAAAAAGTGTTTATGACAGAGTTGAAGAACAATATACTTCATTGGCAGCATTATCTTGATTTACTTGGAGTGCCCTATGCATTCTATGAGACACTGAATACTACTGGTGCTATATCAAATCCAGCATTAGAAGAGGATATGTGTACGACTCTAGCGAAAAGAAATGGTTGGCGTGGTAAAAAAGACAAGTTCCATTTCTCAGATTGGTTTGATGACTGTAATCGGATTCAACGACTCATGGAAATAGGTATGGTAAACCCTTATTCATTCCATCCGACTCGACAGGGTAATCTTGATATCGTAAAATTCATGAAACCCATTGTGGAGAAAATGCTGTGATAGTCTGGGGAGTTGTCTGGATGATAGCAATTCTGATCGTAATTGTGTCTTGGTATATCTACTATATACTGAGTATGGCTTATAAGGAGATGAATGATGGGAGTGATGGTTCCACCAAGTCGTAAGAGTTGTTATAACTTCCGTGTAGTCAAGGTCAACAGAGTTGTCGATGGCGACACTATAGATGTGACGATAGATTTGGGATTTGATTTGATGAAGAAGGAGAGAGTGAGGGTTGCGGGAGTTGATACTCCTGAGAAGAGGACAAGAGATCTAGAAGAGAAGGCACTGGGTATAGATGCGACTAACTGGTTGAA